GTTTTTATATTTCAAATACTAACGGAAAAACAGCTGATGTAAATTATTTTTTTAGTGATTTTATTCCGGTTACCGTAGGGGCTTCTTATAAATCTAATAAAAACATGAGGTTCACTTGTTATTATGATATTAATAGAATGTATGTATCGGGGGGGAATAGTGCAAGCGGAACTACATTTACTGTTCCACCAGGAGTTGCTTATGTTATTTTTTCAGGAGTAGTAGCAGACAATGTCAATTATCAATTAGAATTAGGTACAGTTTCTACAACTTATGCAACTTATACTTTAACTATTCCTTTAGCTAATATCGATCCGTCTTTATTAGTTAAAAATGATATTGTAAATAACTTATCAGATTTACAAAATACAAAACCACTTAGTTCATTTATGGGTAGAGTATTGAATGAAACCAAAGCTGGATTAGTAGTTGGTAAAAATAAATTTAATAAATTAACTGCAACCTCTGGGAAGCTTATTACAGATTTAAATGTAATCTCTACGGATGTTAATTGGGGTATGTCTTACTATATACCGGTTTTACCTAATACTCAATATGTTTCACCATCAGCAAAACAAATGAGATTTACGTGTTATTATGATAGTAATTATGTTTATGTATCGGGAGGTAATAGCGCAAGCGGAAATTCGTTTACAACACCATCAAACGCTGCATTTGTCATCGTGTCTTTTCTTGTTTCGTACTTGAATACTATGCAAGTTGAAATAGGTTCTTCCCCTACTACTTATGTAGATTATTCTGAAACAATATTAGAGAGTCAATTAGGAATTTCAGCTACTTCTGTATTTAAAGAAATGTTGTTGTCAGAGTCATATATTCCTCAAAGTATAACTTATACAAATGACTTGATTAATAGTCCTATATCAGTTATATGGGCTGATGGAGATAGTGGAGTGCTAACCTTAACAAGAGATTTAAACGATTTAGTAACTATCCTTGTCGCCACTAAAATACATAATGGAGTAACTTTAACTCTAACTGAAACTATTACAAGAGATTTAAACGGAACAGTAACTGCTTTAACAATAACTTAAAAAAAACAAAATAAAATGGGTTTATTAGATAATAATATAATTAGAACACAAGGCAGGGAAAAAAACGCCACCCTGTTTACTTCTTTAACTGGGGTTTCAGCTTATACTGCAAATAAAATAGATTGTAGGGGCTTTAATAGTTTAGTAGTTTCGTTAAATGTTGCTACTGCCGATACGACATTACAACTTGTCGGTTTCTATCCTGATGGAACAACGACACTATTTAATAAGCTTTATGTTATTGATTTTACAAATAATATAAACTATAAGAATCCAACTAAAAAAGAATTAACTACTTTAAAAATATCGTCAGACAACCGTTTTGCCATTGATGTTTCTATGTTTGATTATATAGGTATTGGGAAAACTGTTTCTGATAGTAGTAGTGTTACTTGTAAATATCAAGTATATCAAAAAGAAATTAATACCGAAAGTTTTAATTATAATGGATTTTATCTTTTAAAAAATGGTACTGGTTCAATAGGTAGTACCGTGTTTTTAGATGGACAAGAAAAAGGAAATGCTATTCTTTTTAAATATAATACCGTTGGAGAGGGACCAGGGTTTTCGGTTATATTGACAATGGATGACGGAACTAGTAAGGATATTACAACAGATTGCTTCTGTATTAATAAAAATAAATTTATTAGTAAAGATTATGATTTTTATCCAGATGGAACTTACTATTTTGCGGTTCCTATCAGTAAAAATGGCGAGAAAATCAGTTTATCACAACCGGCAACAACAAATACGGTAAAGGTTGAGTATAAAATAATTGATTATAATTTTAATAAAAAAGAAAACGTATATAGTTATTGGGAAAAACAAACCGGTGCTATTGGTGGTGCAAATTTATTGCCAATTCCATTGGAAACTAAAAAAGCAGTCCTTGTTATTATAGGAAATTTAGCCTCTGTTGGTTCAAAAATAAAGTTATATTTTACTGAAAGAAATTTAGATACTATTGGCGATTCTTCAAAAATGGTTTCTTTTAATGGGGTAAAAAAAATATATAATAAAACCGCAAATTCAATTATTACCAATGGCGAAGTTGTTATTACAAACTCTATTCAATACGTTTATTTTGATCCTACAAATATTGGATGGATTTCAATGGATGGAAGTAGTGGATTAAGTGCGATAAAAACTCAATTTATTTTTTCAAATGACGAAGCTCCTATCAGCATAAGAAAAAAAATACAGTTTTTAGATGAATTTACTACGCCAGTAACAATAACAGATGCGCTTTCTTTTGTCAATCGAGATTTAGTTAAAATTTTTGAAGATAATAATGCAGTTGTTTATAAAAACATAGCCGCAAAAACGCTTGTCGCTACACTTAATAAGATAGTAGTGTGGACTAGTACAACTGCTATTTCACTAAGTATTGATGGATTTGATGGTGTGCAAGAAGAAATAATACTTAACAGTACTAATTTCCCAAATTTAATTAGCGGATCTACTATTGAAAGAGTTGTTTTAATGCCTTGGACTAGAAACGCAACAACTTCATATCCTGGTTCAGAATGGAGAATGAATGTAATAACTCAAAATGGTCAAGTTTATCACAACTTTCCAAGTAGAGCTATAAGCAGTGATGGAGTTGTTCAATCTACCGATTATAAATTATTTGATGAATCTTGTGTGTGGGAACTTCCAGAAAGATGGACGCCAGTAAAAACAAATGTAGGTTCGGATGCAACTTTAATTAGTACTGGAAAATATAAATATTTCCCTTGTTTACCAGATTCAGCTTATGAAATGCACCCTTTAATTTCTACTGATAATGGTTATGGAAACGGTGGCTATCCAGCTACTATTACAAAAACAAAGTCCGATGGGGGTACAACTACTTTTGGTAGATTTTATGCTCCAATGCGTGGAATAGATACAAATTCATTTGGATTTATGGGAGGGTTTGAGGCTGATAATAAAATATCTATTCTAGGAACATATAAATCCAATTCCCCAACTACCGGAAGTGTAAGGATTTGTGTTTTTATGAGCAATGATGGTGGTAGAAATTGGTTTTGTCGATATGAATATGGTTCAAAAGGAGATATTATAAACAGTATAGATGCAAATATTAGAGCAGCAGATGCCACTTTTTTATTAAGAAATTTAATCTCTGTTGGAATGGCAGCTTCTGCTGGAACTTCTTTATTTAATGTTATAAAAAGAAGCCAATATGTTCCAAGTTCAGCAAGTAAAGAAATTGAAAAAACTAAAAAGTTTAAATATTATACACCAATTGCTGTTGCTTCAATAGTAGATTCTGGAAGTGATATTATAGTAAACACAACTACTAACCACAATTTTATTGATGGCGAAATTATCTTATTTGAAAAGCAAATTAGTGCAGCGGCAAGTGAATGGGATTGGATTATTAATACCGGTTTTGATGGCTTATCTTTTGGGAATGGGGTTCATTTTAAAGTTAAATATATAAATGCAACTTCTTTTAGATTAATGGAAGCTGTTAATAATCCTCATAATAACTTACAAACTAGACACATTCATTCAATTAATAAATGTAAAGATGGATTTGCAATAGGTGCTGGCGAAGTGTATCCTGATGGATGGATTTTATGGTTATCAGTTATAGCTTCCGATGCTTTTATTTCTTTTTATCCTTGGGATACCTTATCGCTTACAAGATTGAATAGTACTGTTAATTCTGTTCAAAGACCGCTTGGAATTCTATTGAAGCAAGACCAAGATAATACCGTTTATGTAGGAGTAGATAATGAAAAAACTGAATTAGGAAATGTACTAATGCCACCTGATAGAACTGATACTTTTAAACGGTCAAGTCAAGGAGTATGGAAAGGAAAATTAGTTGATTTTGATTCACAAGCATTATTCACTTGTATTTTTGAGTCAAGAGAAGTTTGTTATTTCTTTAAAGAAATCTATGGCACAATGATTTATATAGGACAACTTGGACACGTTGGAATATCAAATGATGAAGGTAAAACGTGGTCACAATTAAATATTAACAAACAAGATGTTTCAAGACCAGGAGGGATTTCATCTGATGGCTTTATATGTATTGAAAACTATTTATTTAAAAGTAAATGACAATCCTAAACGACATTCTCAAAGAAAATAGCTGCTAATGGAGGTCTGACAACTACAACTATTAAGGCAGAAGCATATTTCATAGGAAGTGGGAATAGCACATTAATTTGGAATATATAATAATTATCAATCTTATTTAATCAAATACGTATCACACTAATACATAAAATAATGGACATAAAAGAATTATTACTACTGGAAGACCTTGACCACGGCAAAGCGATAACTGAGCTAAAGTCAAAACGCAATATCGAAAACCCACAAACAGAAACCTACAAGAATAATCTTGAACCGTTGAAGCACGATGTGTACGATAGGATTAAGAGGCCTGATAAAAAGGTGAAGATTGACCCAGACGACCCTGAATATCAAACCAACGACAACAACGTGATAAACGTTACAGGCGGTGAAACACCAACAGGCTACAGATACGAACCAGTGGCACGTGTTGCATTGGCTATTCAGAAGCTTATCGTTAAGCGTGCAGTGTCTTTCATCTTTGGTAATGCCGTTACGTTAGATGCTTCGGCAGAAAACGACAATCAAAAGGCAGTTTTGAAAGCTTTAAAAAGGGTGATGTACGACATCAAAGAAAAGTCTTTCAACCGCAAGGTCGCCAGGAACATTTTCAGTTGTACTGAGGTGGCCGAGTATTGGTACCCAGTGGCAAGTGACAATTCAGTTTATGGATTTGATAGTAAGTTTAAACTTCGTTGTGCAATCTTCTCACCGCTTCTTGGCGATACACTGTACCCTTACTTCGATGAAACAGGCGATATGACAGCCTTTTCCCGTGAGTTTTCAATCACTGAAAAGACAGTAACAAAAAGCTATTTCGAAACCTATACAGACGAATACCACTATATGTGGGAAACGGCTACAGATGGGCACGCCTTAGTAGAAGGCTATCCAAAGGCAATCGCAATTGGAAAAATCCCTGTAATCTTTGGTAACCAACCGCAAGTGGAATGGGCTGACGTTCAAAACCTGATTGACAGATTGGAAAAATTACTGTCAAACTTTGCAGATACGAACGATTATCACGCCAGCCCTAAGATTTTCGTAAAAGGAAAACTGCTTGGATTTGCTAAAAAGGGCGAGTCTGGTGCTATCCTGCAAGGTGATGAAAACTCGTCTGCTCAATACCTTTCGTGGGCTAATGCACCGGAAGCCGTTAAGCTTGAAATAAATACGCTGCTTCAAATGATTTACACCATTACCCAAACACCGGACATTTCATTTGATGCCGTTAAAGGACTTGGTGCTATCTCTGGAATAGCTTTGAAGCTTATGTTTATGGATGCTCACTTGAAGGTTGCCGACCATCAAGAAGTTTTCGATGAATATCTACAACGCAGAATCAACGTGATTAAGGCGTTCATTGGTAAATTCAACACTAAGTTAGCTTCAGAGGCTGATAACTTAATGGTTGAGCCTATTATCACCCCATATATGATTGTGGACGAAGCTGCAGAAATGAAAATATGGATTGATGCCAATGGTGGCGTTCCGGTGATTTCTCAAAAGGCTTCCTTCGAGAAAGCAGGACTTACGAATGACACTGATGCCGATTTCGAGCAGTACAACGCTGAACAGACAACAAAGAATACCTTTTCTATTAACGAACCAACTCTTCCTGCATAATGAAAAAGGCTGATTATAAATTCCATAGAGATAGGAGGGGACAGATTGAAAATCAGTCAAGGCAAAGTGATGAACCTTTTTTTTATTTCAAACAGGCTGCCAATTCACCAATATTTATTCCTAAACGTAAAAAGAAAAGGTAAAACATTCACCAATACATAATGTCTAAAACACCAAAGAAACAAGGCTTTTCAATTCAAGGATTCGATGCCAGTCACATTCAGCAAACGGAACAGTACACAAAGGCGATTGATACGCTGTACAATCAGGCTGTAGCTGAATATTCTCAGATGGCATCAAAATTAAAAATAGATCCTGCCAAGCCTTTTTCTTTTTCAGATTATCCAGGCACAAAAGCCAAAGCCGAAGTCATTGCTTCACAGTTGGCTAATAAGATGCAAAGCGTTATCGTTCAGGGAAGCGAAAAACAATGGCTTTATGCCTGCCAAAAGAATGATGCTTTCCTTTCAGCCATACTCGACACTTCCAAGGTTAAAAAATCGGTACTGAATAAATACCAGGACAGAAACCTTGACGCCTTAAAAACCTTCCAAACACGAAAGGTTAACGGTATGGGCTTATCTGATAGGATATGGAACTACTCAGGCCAAATGAAGAAACAAATGGAACTGGGTATCGATGTGGCTATTGGTGACGGTAAATCAGCTCAATCACTTTCAAGAGAATTGAAACAATACCTTGTGGATCCGGATAAGCTTTTCAGACAGGTACGTGATAAACGGGGTGTGTTGCACCTTTCAAAGAATGCCGAAGCATTCCATCCTGGGCAGGGAAAATATAGAAGCAGTCACAAAAACGCAATGCGTTTGACACGTTCCGAAATAAATATGGCATATCGAGAATCGGACCAGCTTCGTTGGCAGCAACTTGACTTCGTTGTCGGCTTCGAAGTGATGCTGTCAAATAATCACCCTGTTTATGACATTTGCGATATAGTCAAAGGCAAGTACCCAAAGGAATTCAAATTCGTAGGCTGGCACCCACAATGCCGGTGCAAGTGTATTCCAATACTTCAAGACCCGAAAGAATTTAACACGGACGAACTAAACGAGCTTTCTTCAGCCATTAACGGAACGGAATACAAGCCGTTTCAATCAGCCAATACCGTTACAGACGTTCCGAAAGGTTTCAAAGATTGGATTGCTGATAATACAGAACGGTCCAAAGGTTGGAAATCACAGCCTTATTTCATTAAAGACAACTTTGTGGGTGGTAGGATGTCTGGTGGCCTGAAACTAGCCACAAAGAGTGCGGAATCACTTGCAGCAGAAAAATTGGCGGCAGAAGCAGCAAAGGCAGCAGCCGAAGCACTAGCAGCAGAGCAAGCAATCGCAGCAGCAAAAGCAAAAGTACTGGCAGATAAAAAGATAGCTGAAATAGTTTACGCTAAAAAGAAAATAGTAGAAGCCGAAAGCCTTGGTATTTCCAGCAAGAACCTTGAAGCCTTGAAACTAGCTATTGAAGATGAAAGCTTGACTTATGCACAGATAGCAGGTAAATCGAGCAAATTGGTTAAAGATATAAAAGCTCAAAAGCTTATAAAAGCAGACCCATTAAGCCGTGAACATCTGCTTACTAAGTTTAGCCAGTCCGAAGTTGATTCGCTATTTGGCGCTTACGAAAGAAAAATAGCTGACATATCCAGGTTAGGCACAGCCGAGAAGATTTCCAAGCTTGAATTCGAAATAGATTGGATCCCTTCACATTCCAGATACAGCACTTCCGACACAATGATTGCGCTATACAAGCGTGACGTTGAATTGATGAAAGCTTCTTATGAGTCTGAAAGGATAACCGACCAGGCTAAGACTGTCATATATCGCTTTAAAGATTACAAAGAAACTGATGTAAAAGCAGCTGTTAGTGAACTGAAAGCTTCACTTGCTACAGGAACTACTGACCTAAAACGCATACAGAAAGCTATTGACGAAGTAGGCAAGGTTGGTGAACAATATAAGATTCAGCGTACAGCCGGAATGCCACCAACGTTGGCCAATCAGGAAGAAACCGTAAGGAAATGGATTCAAGATAAAGCACGTGGATTATCTAAAAGTGATATTAATGAAATCGAAGGTTATATGGCCGAGCTTATTGATAACGGTGAATTCTCAATGCGTTTCAATGGACGTGATATAGAAGGAATAATGCAGCACGGCTTCCTTAATCAGATAGAACTTAGAGAACTTGGACTTAATGTAAAATCGGGTGGTATGCTTGACCCTGACCGTCGAATTACGGCTTCAAATAACCTATTTGGTACAGATACTAAGAAGGCAAAAGCATTCGATTACGAGCATTATGGATATTTGGGTGATAAGGATATGGCTGTAGAGATTGGCAACTACGGACCTTCAAGTTACGGCAGGACTATAGCTTACTTTAAGAAAGATAATGTTCAGGCTACATTTACAATGAATGATAGTTTGGGTTCTGGACTTGCACCTTCATTGACTACAAATCCAAAGGTTAGTTCTGTAAGCAACTATAGTTTTAACAATATCATTTCAGCTTCAAAATCTGTTGGAACGAAAAATATTCATAAGTTCACAAACAAATTTGGAACTTCGTATATTGAGCTGCAGTATCACGGTAAGGTTGATCTAACTCACGTTGAAAAGATACTTATATCAGAGAGTGATGCAAGTAGGTTCACGCCTGAAGTTATAAGAAAGCTCAAATCATTTGGTATTAAATTATACTTGGAAAAAAGTTCTGGTATCGTTAAGCTATAAAAAAAAAGGCTGGGTTAAATTCCAGCCTTTTTTTTTAATCAAATTCAAATCGTTTCTTTCCGAATTGTCGTTTCTGTTGCTCGCAAAGCTTTTGAAAGTCAGGATTGCTTTGCTGCTTTTTTATTCGATTTACGAGGTCTTCCGGAACTGGGCTATGTTCGCCATTGTCCAAGAACCAATTGTGGCGAAAGCGACCAGCAACCTGTCCAATAGGGCAGGGGTAAACAGTATCGAAACCTCCGTTTTCTGGTCTTTCGTTGATGAAGTAATATAGATCATCGCCTTCAATTACGAAAGCGTTGCCATAGTCGCTGTCTACGGAAATGGCAATTATTGTAAACTTTTCCATTTTATATAAATATTTGATTTCATAATTTTACCATTTTGTTTCTCGTGGACAACTCTTTGAAATGTTCCTGACCCAGTTTCTTAGCCTAAAAATAAGCACATTAATGTAGTTTTTCATACTCGTGGTTTAATAATTTGCAATTTCTGAACTCCAAGCCCATTATGAATTATACACCTATCTCTTGCCTTAACAGCGTCAACTTGCTCAGCGTGACTACCACAGTCATAAGTAATACCTTTTGAAATTACCCTTGAAATCCATCGTTGTTTCTGTCTATTCCAACTCACGCCTTTGTACTCTTTTTCCATCTTAATTCGCGTTGATTTGGTTATATACAGCATGAGCCTTGTCGATGTTTTCCTGACCCTGTATACTCCAAGTTCCGTATGTTACTTGCCTTGAAAACTTATTCCTTGTCTTGACGTTTTCGCAAGTAATATCTATGCCGTGACGAATTCGTAAGTCGGCAATTCGAGCCGTTGGGTTCAATACTCCGGTGCTGATTAAAATATCCTTTCTGGAAACGCTTACATTATTCAGTATTTCATAAAGTACTTCTGCTGTTTGGTTTGTTGGATTTTTCATAATTAAATTGGTTGTTCGTTAGTAACTATTTCTTCGACAATGCCTTTCCACCTGTTAGGTATTCCGGTTTGTTCACGCCACTTTTCAACTCCTAAATTGCGAGCCTGGATAACGGCATCTTGAATCTGAACTTGGCTTGTATGGCGGTTTATTATTGTGCGTACTACTTTTTCCATTGAATTATACGCCTTAGTTGCTTGAATTAAGTGTTTCATTAGGCCAGCTTTTGATTAAGTTGTGAAATAATCTTTCTGGACATATTGGCACTGTAAGGATCTGCACTGTAAGGATCTTCACCTGGTTCATTCAAACCGGTAAGAAACATTTCAAGGGTTTCGGCCTCGTGCCACTTCAAAGAAATATCGTGATTCTTATTATCAGATGAAGCCTGACGGTTTAGGCTCTTTGCCTTATTTGCCACCTTATCGGCAATGTCCAGCATAATAGTATAAGCGGACTTTTTATCACGTGTCAAATCGTTTATATGGATTCCGGTAACGTAATAAGTTTTCTTTTCCAAAAACCGAAGCTCATTGGAGGTAATTTTTAGTTTTATTTTCATAACTAATTGATTTAAATGTATTACAGTGATACAAATATATACATATGTATTCAGTATATATCTATAATTATGTTAAAGTTTTGTTATTGTAGTCTTAGGATTTTAACTGGTGCAGTACGGTTCCCAGGCTTACGATGAATGACACCTTTGCGAATGATGCAAACCTTATTATTGAAAGGCTTACCAGAATCCAAATTGAAGCGATACAAGGCCTGTATGGTAGTCTTGACTTCGTGCTTTGGTATCTTGTCAAAGATGGCCGTAATGGAACCAAAATAGTGGTGTTGCCCTTTTCTTGGTCCGTCGTGGAATTCCACGTGGATGATTGTGTTTTTTGTTTTCATTTTATTTTAGAATTTTCTTTGTTATACCCAACATACTTGCCTTGTCCTTGTGATAGGCTTTCATTATTGCCGTAACCTCGGCACATTGAAATAATTCAATCGTTGCCATAGTTTCGATGAATTCCTGATAAAAGCCTTGCACTTCATCTGTCTGGTCTTCCTGCGACTTGATGAAGCTCTTATGCCAGATCGTCATTGGTGTTAGTTCATCGATTACCGACTTACATTTCTTGTGCATATTCTTACCTATCTGTGAAATGGTTGGCAGCTTCATATCGAACTGCTCCAATAGCTGCACGAAGTATTGTCCGGCCAAGATTACCCTGGTTGTTTCACAGCCCATTAAGATGCGAAAGTTCTCTTCGGTCATTTCGTGGATTTCACAACCCTGAAACTGTGGAAGGTTCAATATGGATTGCATTCGAACCTTGTCACGCTCATAATTGGCGTTAAGAATCGTACTGAAGTTTTTATACTTTGAGTTAAAAAACTTGCCTTCGCTGTTTTTAAGGAAGTATAATTTTGGTGATGTGTCCATAATCAAGATACTTTATTTCGTTTATCGAACTCGTCTTTTCCTTGTTCCCACTTCATAAAGAGAATGAATTCGTCAAAGAATTTCTTTTCATCGTCGTTAATATTGGTGTAGGTCTTGCCGTTAATCAGCCACTTACCGTTTACTTTTTCAATTATTATTTTTTCCATTTTGATATAGGTTGATTAAATACTTCTGCGTTTGGATCCTTTACCGAGTTGCAGTATATCGGTAAGGCTTTGGAAGGAATCAACCGGTTGAGTAATTCCTTGTTGTTCTGGGTTATAATCTCTTTAGTGCTCATAAAATAGACTAATGATAAATGATGCCCATAATACTGTGACTATTGCAACGACAGCCCACGTGATGCGCTTTTCGTTATGTGGTGATAGCTTCATTCTTAAATGTTAAAGATTAACTGAACTAAGATTCTGATCGGGAAGTAAGCAGCTATTAATAAGACTGCTTTTAATTGTGTTGATTTTTTCATTTGTTGCGGTTTTAAATGATGTATGTATTACTCTAATACATATGCAAATATATATATATACTTAATACAAATGTAAAATAAAGTGTTAAAATTTCATTATTTGCCAAATTAGCCTTAAACACTATTGCATAACTATTTCATAAGTACACATAAATCAATATAGTATCACAGTAATACTATTTATATTTGTTGTCAATCTGATTATTAACCAAAACATTTGAACACAATGAAAAACATCATTCTCGCATTACTGATCGCAAAATTTGCAGGCGTGCGAAAAGACGGATTGGCGCAATTGGCAGGGGCTTTGGCCACGCAAGCTACAACCGATGAAGAAGCGAACGCATTAGTCGAAAAGTTCACCCCAGATCAGGTGAATGATTTCGTAAAAGACTTTCGCAAAGATGTGGACAAAGAGGTGTCGACTTCGACAAAAACCTTTGAAAGTACACTGAAAGAAAAGTTTGACTTGGTAGAGAAAAAAGGCGACCCGAAACCGGACCCAACAAACCCTACTGACCCGAACCAAATGCCTGCTTGGGCTAAAGCTTTGATTGACCAAAACAAAGCACTTGCAGACAAGATAGGTGGCTTCGAAGGACAAAAAACAAAAGAATCAAGGCTTCAAACACTTGAAGGGAAACTTAAAGACGTTCCGGAAACATTCAAAGCCCAGAAGTTGAAAGACTTTGGCAGAATGAACTTCGATACTGACGATTCCTTCAATGAATACTTGACTGAATTTGAAACAGACATCACGGCTCTTAATCAAGAACTGGCTGACAAAGGACTTTCTGGACACGGCAAACCAATTATGGGCGGCACGAATAAAGAAGGGGTTTCTGCTGGCGTTGCTTCGTTTATAACGAGCAAATCAGAAGACACCAAGGTTCTTTCAGGCAAAGAATTGTAAAACGAATTTTAACTTAAAACATTTAAACAAATGGCTTTAAAAATCACTCGCTCGGCTGACAGCCGTGTCATAAAAGCTATTCTGCACCGTATAGCTGATGTACCAGGGGGCGTAACCGTTTCGGTTGCCGATATTGGTGGTGCTGCTTTGAAAGAAGGCACACCGTTAGCGTATGCCGTTGCAGATGGTATGTACCACGTGTGCAAAACCGCTTTAATCGTAACCGATGCTATTATTAGTGCCGTGGCTTACGATGTAGCAAAAGGATCTCACTTCAAAGTTGGCGATAGATTCGCAACTGAGGGAGCTAATGGCCAGTTAATTACTGCCATCGACAAAACAACCAATGCCGACAAAGATGTTATCACTGTTGGAACCACTCTTGGGGTTGTTATCACTGCCGCTTCAAAAACTGTTGCTTTCCAGTCTAACGCTGGTGACAAAGTTGTGAAGTATGCACCGACTGTAATTGCAGGACAAAATCAAGACGTTGTGGCAAGCGAAAGTTTGTTCACTGATGCTTGGGTATTGGCTGTTGTAAAAACTGGAAACGCACCTTCTGTAAATGCTACAGTAACGGCTACGTTGAAAGGTATTCACTACATCGTTTAATCGTTTAACTCTAAAAACTAAAGAAAATGCAAAAATCATTGATGCAAGGGTTGAATGAGAAAGATATGCAAGCCGTAATTAACACTTACGATTTGAAACCTTACTACTACCCAACGTTATTTCCACTTACAGAAACACCGTTTCTAACTTGGAAAATGCTTGAAGGACAGTCTGGCTTGAAAATAGCTGCTGACCTTGTTAGCCGTGGATCTTCAATCCCGAAAAAAACCCGTGAAGCTATCAGCAGAATTCAGGGTGACATTCCGAAAATCTCAATCGCTCGTGAAAAACAAGAAGATGAGTTAACGGAATACGACATTATGCTTGCAATGGCCAGCAACAACCCAGACCTTAAAGCCTTGGTTGAATTCTGGGCAGAAGATACACAGTACGTTTGGACTGGTGTAGCTGCAAGAGCTGAATGGATGGCTTTGAAACAAATCTCGCTTGGAAAATTGACTTTCACCAATGCTAATAACGCTGGTGTTATCACTGAGTACAACGTGGATTATCAAATCCCTGCTGCTCAAAAAATTGGTGCAAACGTAATTTGGGACACAGTTGCAAGTGCCAAACCATTCTCAAAAGATTTCCCTGCTGCTGTTGCTGCCGGTAAATTATTGGGTGCTACTTACAAGTATGCTTTTATGAGCACTGCAACTTTGGCCAAATTAGTGCAAACTGACGAGGCTATCAAATTGTGTGCTTCTTACTTGTCTAACTTGTCAGGTATGGCTCAAACTCCTGCATTGTCAGACGTGAACCAAATGTTAACTCGTAGAGTTGCATTCAACGGTTTACAAATCATTGAAATCGACCAGGACATCACAATCGAATTGGCAGACGGTAGCCGTGCTACAGGAAACCCATTCGAAGCTGACGTTGTATTATTCTCTGAATCAAAAGTTCTTGGAAAAACACACTGGAAACGTCCAATCGATATGAACCTTCAAAACTCTTCAGCAATGAAAGTAATGAACGGTCATACTTTGATTAAAAAGTATTCCGAAGAAAGCCCAGTGAAAGAAGTAACTGAAGGAATCGCCAACATTTTCCCAGCGTGGAACTTGGCAGGCCGTTCTGTATTGTTACAAACTTCTGCCACAAGCTGGAATAAGTAATAATTGAAAGGGTGTCGAATTCGACACCCTTTTAAAACTCTCACTGAACAATGACAAACTTAGAAGCCCTTTCAGCATCCGTAAACTATCCAATTGAAGCCGTGAAGCTTCAAAAGATACTTATTGATAATGGATTAAATGACTCTGATGTTTACACTGGAATCACAAAAGCTTTCGAGTTGGCCACGGCTGCCGTTTATACTTTGATTGTCACTTCGGCAAATCTTTCCGAAGGCGATTATCAAATATCAGCAACCGATAAAAGCAACCTTATAAAGTTAGCTTCAGGGATATACGAGAAACACGGTGTTGTCAATCCTTTGGCTGGTAATACAATTCGTAACCGTTCAAACTACTGGTAAAATGAATCAATATCCACACTTTCTTTTTGTAAAAACAGTTACAGAAGCTTCGCAAGATGCCGACGGTAATTGGTCAACTGCGACTGAAAGCTGGGTACTTCATTCTATTTGTCGGGAACAATCAAACGGAAAAGGATCTGTTATCAACGGCCAAGATGGAAAAGCAATTGTCTTCGCAGCAGTAGTCCACCTTCCACTATCTTCCGAAAGGATTAAAGAAAATGCCGAGGTGCTTATTTCTGAAACGAGCAGTCCTGACGGATTCGTTCGCATTAAGGGGCAAGTACTAAAGTATGATGTTGGACAACTACACGAAAGATTATGGCTTTAGAACCTAAATTCACGCAAGCCCAGATTAAAGCTCGTATTGATGCTTTTATTCAGGTTATTGAAAAGAGGTCTATTCAACGCTTGCAGTACTTGGGTGAACAATGCGTTACGAAAGCAAGAATAAGTGGTGACTATATGGACCAGACGGGAAACCTTCGTTCATCTATTGGTTACATTGTTTTTAAAAATGGTGTTGCCTTGCACGTATCATTCGAGCAAACAGGTTCAGGATTGAAAGGAACAAATGAGGGTCGTTCAATTGCTATAAAGGCAGGATCTAAGTATAAAGAAGGGATTTGCTTGGTAGTTGTTGCCGGAATGAATTACGCTCTTGCCGTTGAGTCAAGAGGTCGTGACGTTCTAACCTCAACCGAGTTATTTGCAAAACAGGAATTGCCACGTATGCTGGCAGAGTTAAAAAAGAATATCAATTCAGCAATAAGTTAAAATGAAACAGACTTTCGACACGGATGCCTATTTATACGGCATATTAAAAAACACTACAGCGATAACTTCGGCTATCACTGGAAGCGTGTACGCTGGTCAACGTCCTTTGAATTCAGAGCTGGAAGATATTACGATTAACACTATTGCATTGACTCAGGAGTTTGAACCACAGCTTGGAACTTCTAACGTAAACATTCACGTTGCGGACCAATCGGTAACTATCGGAGGCACCGCACAAAAAATGGCCAACAGAACACGTTTGAAAGCAATTTCGGAACTCGTTTTGAACGCTATAAGATTATCAAAAATTACAGGTGTAGGTTTCACAATCGAAAATCAGACGATGATTCAAGAAGCTGAAATCGAACAACACTATGTAAACATCAGAATCAATTGGTTTATTCATTAATTAAAAAAATAAAAAGATTATGGCATTAATCACTTTAGGATTATCGCAAGTCGAAGTTGGCATCGCTTCCACAGTAGGAACAATGCCTGGATCTTTGGCTAAAATCGGTAAAACTTACAAAGACACTTGTAAGTTAGCGCAAGCCACCGCAGAAGTTACCGAACACTTCGAAGAGGGCAAATCAGCACCGGAAGTCCGTAAAAAACAAAAGAAAGTACCTGTACTGTCTTTTTCTATTATGGATCCAGATGCTCAAATGTTAGCCGACTATGTTGGTGGAACAAATACAGCAGGAATCTGGGGTTTCAACGGTGACGAAGTTGTGGCCAACAAAGCTGTTCGTGTAAAAACACAGCAAGGTCACTATATCGACATCCCAAATGCCGATATTGAAGCGGTTATCAATGCCGATTTCAGCGCAAAAGGAATCTTCCTTGTAGATTTTACAATCACGCCAATGGCTGTAACTGCTGGTAAGTCAATCTTGGCTTATGACGGTGCAACTCAATTGGTTGTGACACCGACAACATTGTCGTTCACTTCTGCTGCTGATGCAGTAGGTAAAACAATCACTGCCACTTCAACTGGTAACGTGACTTATGCTGCTGCACCAAGTGACCTTGACTGGATTACCGTGACAAGAGCATTGAAAGTCGTGACTGTTAAAGTTACAGCGAACACCAACTCTGAGGCAAGAACTGCAAATGTGACTGTTACAGCAGACGGAATTTCTGCAATTGTTCCAGTAACACAAGCCGGAGTCTAAACAAGAGTATTTTGACTTAGTAATTGAAGCCTCGGATTTGCAAATTTTCGGGGCTTTTTTTAAAATAATACAATTAAAAACTACCGTAACAAAATGAATGAAGATCAAAATATTAATGCCGAAAAAAGCGAACTGAACTTGCTAATTGACAAGGGTGTGAACTTCGATATTGAACGAACATTTGAAGTTCGTCAAAACGGTTTCTTTGGCCGATTTAAAAAGAGATACACAAAAACAGAAACACTTAAATTCACTATCAAAGAACCTACTTTGGCCGTACTTGATTTGATTTCCTCGGAACAAATTGAACTTAGAATTGACGAAGCCGTGATGTCTTCCGAATCAGGTGTTCAAGAGGCTAAGAAAATGACAGGCAAACACGGTGAAACATTGGCACGTATTGTGGCTTTTGCGGTGCTTGGTCAAGACTACATTAAAACGAAAAAAAACGGTTCAGGGTTCATTTACAAGTACGACGACAAACGACTTGACGAACTTACAGAACTATTCTTTATACATATCAAACCTTCAAAATTGTTACAGTTGGCTATCCTGGTCAATACAATGTCCAATTTGGGGGATTTTACAAACTCTATTCGATTAATGTCAGCCAGCAGGACGACGATGCCGATTCGAGTAGAGGAAAACAACGTGGATTAAACAGTCCATACGGTCGTAGAGGTTCGATTTGCGCCCACTTCGGCTGGACTTGGCACTATCTACACAACGGCATCCCTTGGGCGATTGTACAGCGTATTATGTCCGATTTACCTTCATACGACCACGAAGGAAAAGACAAAGACGAAAAGCTGAAACTTAACAAGGAAAACGCAGGCAGCATAATGAGCTTTATTAACACAATGGGATAAAAGATGAACACAGACAACGGATCATTAGAGTTTGATTTTTACTTGAACAACACCAGACTTCAGCAAACAGCCTTGGAAGCCGAAAGACGAATAAAGGGCGTTTCAGATACTTTCGTCAATGAAGGCAAGAATATGGAAAACAGTTTTGGTGGTGTTGGAACTGCCTTGGCTGCCATTGGTGGCACGGCATTTTTAGGAATGCTGGGAAACAAATTACTTACCGTAAGAGGCGAATTCCAGCAGCTTGACGTTGCTTTTACAACTATGCTTGGAAGTAAGGAAAAGGCCGACCAGTTAATGGCTCAGATTGTTGACACGGCTGCCAAAACACCTTTTACGCTTACCGAAGTTGCACAAGGAGCAAAACAATTGCTTGCCTATCAGGTTGCTGCCGAAGAGGTGAACGATACTGTTATTCGTTTGGGTAATATCTCGGCTGGTGTTTCGGTTCCACTTGGAAGGCTTGTGACAGTTTACGGGCAAGTGAAAGCCAAAGGAAAACTTATGGGCGACGATTTACGACAATTCTCTGAAGCTGGTATTCCAATGATTAGTGAGCTTGCAAAAGTGATGGGAGTTACCGACAGCGAGATTTCAAAAATGGTTGAAAATGGTAAAATTGGATTTCCAGAGGTTCAAAAAGTCATTCAAAACCTGACCGATGAAGGTGGAATGTTTTTCAACTTAATGGAAAAACAATCAAAAACAATCACAGGCCAAATAAGCAATTTAAGCGATGCTTTTGACAGGATGCTTAATACTATTGGTGAAAGTAACGATGGTGTTATTTCAAGTGGTATCTCAGGACTTACAGGCTTAGTTGAAAACTACGAAACCGTTGGTAAAGTGTTATTTGCTTTGGCAGCTACTTATGGAACTTACAAAGCGGCTGTTATAGTTGCAAATGCAGTAAGCGCACTACAAGCTGAAATAGCCTATCAACAAATTCTTGCCAATATTGGAAATACTGGTTCGACGATTACACTTACCACTGCCGAAGGTGTTGCAGCAGTGGCAAAAAGCCGTCTTACAGCAGCTCAACTTGCACTTAACAACTCTATGCTTTCCAACCCTTATGTTTTGGCTATTACGGCTTTGGTTGGGCTTGCAGTGGTAATATACCAAGTTACTTCTGCTCAAACTGAAGCCGAAAAAGCAACAAAGCGTTATAATGATGCAATGGACGAATCGAACAAGAAAATTGACGAGGAAAAAAGCAAATCATCGACTTTAATTTCATTAATAAACGACGAAGGTAACAGCCGTGAATTCCGTAACCAAAAATTAAAAGAATTAATCGCATTAAGCCCAGAACACTTAAACGGGCTTACACTTGATAACATAAAAACCAAAGAAGGAACTATTGCTATAAACGGATATATTGAAGCATTAAGCAAGAAAATAAAAATCCAAAACCTTGAAAAAGAACTTTCGGCAAGTGACGACAGAATAAATAAAGCATCAAGAGGCACTGAAAACCTTGACTGGATTGATAAAGCGAATATTGCCATTTCAACAGCAGTTGGGAACCCTGCATTGGGTGCGATGAAGTCAGTCGAACTGAATGCTAAAAACAATAAAGCCGTTCTTGATGCCGAAAAGGATTTGCAGAAAAAGCTGAAAGAGGAAATCAATAAAGCCACGGGCGGTGATAAAGCACCAGACCCAAAATCACCTATTGTCAAAAATGCAGATTATTGGCAAGACCAGGTAAAGATCGCACAAGACGCACTTAAAAAGCTAGACCCACAAGCAAAAAACTATAATAATGAGCGTAAAAAGTTACTGAATCAAATAGCACAAGGTGAAGCCGAATCAAATAAAATACTTGGTAAAAAAACAAAAGGTGATACTTCGGTAAAAGACAACAAAGACTTCGACAAAGATAAACTTGATGCCCAGAAAAAAGCAATTTCCGAGGAACAATCGCTTATTCGTGACGGCATTGAAACCAAAATCAGGTTGTACGACGATGAATTGAAACAAACTGATTTGTCTTTCACCAAAGAAAAGGAACTTACACAACAAAGGATTGATGCTAAAAAAGAGTTGATTGACTTCGACTTGAAGCAAACGATGAAAGGCATTGACGACGAGGAAAAGGAATTCATTAAAAAAGCCAAAAAAGCTGGTGTTAAAAATCCTGATCTGTCAAGCTTCAAGTCGTTACGTGCAACAGCAGTAAGCAAAGCGAATGCCGATAAAAAAGCCGTTGAGCTTGTCGATACACAAGCTGAAAAAGAAAAGCTAGACGAGCTGCTTGCGAAGTTTCAGGATATGAAACAGAAAATGTTTGATCTTGAAACTGATTATAACAGGGATATTGAAAGGCTTCAAAGTGGTTTGTTAAATGCTAAAACAGATGCCGAAAAAGCCCAAATTCAGCAATCACTTGACGAACGAAAAAAACAATTCTCAAAAGATAGTTCTGCACTTTCAGTTGACGAGTTAATGAAGTCACCTGACTGGTCAAAACTATTTGGGAATCTTGACAACGTTACAACACGTGAGTTAATCAAACTGAAGGATAAAGTTGAAGGTGAGTTCAGTAATATGAATCTTGACCCAAAAGACCTTGAAACTTTACGTCAAAAAATAAATGATATTACAAATATCATCGAACAGCGAAATCCTTTTCTTGCCCTTTCTGAAGCATTAAAAAAATATAAGACAGACCAGTCGTCGGTAAATTTTAAAGAAGTGATGAGTGATGCGTCTGCCGCAATTGACGCAGTAGGACAGGTATTTGATCAAGTTGTAGGATCTCTTGATAAACTCGGTGTTAAAACTACGGAACAAGATAAACAGGTTCTTGGAGATATCAAAGGAATGATGAACGGTACTGCTACCGTAATGAAAGGGCTTGCAGAAGGTAATCCAGTTGATATTATTAAAGGTTCGGTGGAATATATAGTGAGCGCAATTGACCTGATTGCAGGAGCGAAAGATAGGAAGCTTGAAAAGTCTATAAGGAAACATAAAGCCGAAGTTGATGCCTTGAAAGTATCTTATGAAAAATTAGAGCGTGCAATAGACAAAGCCTTGGGTAGTGGACGTTATTCAAGCCAAAAAGCTACGATAGACAATCTTAAAAAACAACAAGCAGAATATGCCGCATTAGCCAAAGCAGAAAATGACAAGAAAAAAACTGATAGCGGAAAAGTACAGGAATACCAGAATAACATTCAGGATAACATTAATGCTATTGAGGACAAGATTGCTAAAATGCGTGAAGATATTCTTGGAATGGATGTTTCATCGGCTGCCAATGATTTGGGAAGTGCTATAATTGACGCTTTTTCTGCAGGTGAAGATGCTGCAGCTGCTTGGGGTGATAAGGTAAACGACATTGTTGGCGATGTGATGCGTAAAATGTTGATCCAAAAACTTGTCGAAGAACCAGTTGGAAATATCATAAACAAGTATATGGCGCAATGGGTTGATAGCGAAGGAAACTTCCTTGGTTTTGATGCTGTTATGAATTCAGCCGTACAGATGGGAAATGAACTTTCGGCAGTCGGACCAGGATTAAGTTCTGCACTCGAAGCCCTTCCAGACGACATCAAGAAATATATTACTGGTGATGTTTCAGGAGCAAACGACAATAAGAAAGCTCTTAGTGGTTCGATTAAAAGCGTTTCGGAAGACACGGCTGGGGTGATTTCAGGGCAAATGAACGCTATGCGTATTAACCAAATTGAATCTATATCAGTGCTTAGAAGTCAGCTTTTAGCCCTGAATCAGATAGTGGTAAACACGGACAATTTAAACGGAATATTAACGGCAATGAACACCCTTGTAAACGGTGGGCGTGCTCACGGACTTTGGTAAAATTTAAGCTTATGAAACTAAATAGCGAACTGGCCAAGATGGCAAAGATACACGGCATTTGCGAAAACTGGCACTTGGAGTTAAAGAACGAAACGGACATAGACAATATGCTAGAAATGTACGTAAAAGGGATTGATTTCTGTTTGTCGAATGACTTCCCGACAAACGATTTTATCCGTAAAAACTTCAAGGGCAAAATGGAATCTCACGGCATCCATTTGGATGAAACACTGAGGGTTATAAGTGAGCCGAAAACAATTGCTTTGGGTAAATGTTCCGGTACAGTTAAGGCAGAAAACTTCGATGTTTGTGAGATATTTATAAAGAATGAATCGGAAGTTACTGTTATGGCAAAAGGAAATTCATTCGTTATGATTGACGTTTTTGACAATGCCAAGGTTCACATTTTTACCTACGATAATGCTAAGGTTTACATTAACAGATACGGTGGCCAAATCACGGAATCTACTAATGAAACCTCGGTTATTAAAATCATTGAAAAGAACAAAAAAACATACTAATTATGGAAGTGATATACAAAATAGACGATATTGATTTACGAGATTACAACGTTTACATTTCGTCCTCTGATGGGCTTTTGAGCCGACCAAAACCGAAAGACAGTCCAACAGTTGACTGGGCTGATTATAACGGCTCGGTTGTGGATCTTACCAAGCGACTATACGAAGCACGTGAGATTGAACTTGACTGCTTCATTAAGGCAGACAGCCAAACTGAATTCGTGGCAAAATGCAACACGTTTTTGGCTTTATTCGATAAGACAGGAACAAGAAGGCTAGAAGTTTATATCGATAACGAAACCACACCAAAACCACTTGTATTCGAAATCTATTTGACCGATAGTGTTGATGTTTCAAAGAAGTGGAATTCAAACTCAATGGTAGGTACTTTCAAGCTAAAATTTAGTGAGCCGGAACCGATTAAAAAGGTTTTGAAATATACACGAACTGCCGATGCCAACAAAACCGTAAGCGTGACTTTTACAAGTGCCAAACTGCTTAACATTTATTGGGGTGACGGTTCACATACCTACGATGCAAGCGGAACAGCCCAAACGATTACGCACGATTACACCAACAACGGCACTTATTACATCGTAGTTACCGGAAACATTGACGAAATCACATCATTAACCACTACAGGCGTTGTCGTATGGAACAAATTATAATTACCCACAGAAACGGATCTACTTTAAAACTAAATTCAAAGGAAAATGTAAGTGCTGTCACAAAGGCTTTGCAAACAGTCGAGTTATTGGGTGCTGATGTCATTGATATATCTGTTCAGTCGGCAAAGAAAATGAATTTCTTACTTGGCGATAAGATCACAGTCATTGGCCGTGACTATACCCTGAACACACCAGCACGTGAAAGGAAAATTTCTGAAAACAATTTTCAGTATGATATGCAGTTTGAAGGGGTTCAATATGACTTATTACGTGCTGCCTTCAACGTGAATATTGACACCACCAGCAACGATATTCAAGATATTAGTGGCGATTCCATTACTGGTGATATAAAGTTGTTTCTCGATGTTCTTGTGGCCAATGCGAACCGTGTTTTTGGAGCAGGAAAATGGGCGGTTGGTACTTATCCGGCAGGAACGAAAACATTGACGTTAAGCTTCAACGATTCCGACAATTGTTTAACCGTGCTTCAATCTTTATGCGGTGAAGATAGCTTTGGAACGGAGTTTAAGATTGCAATTGATGGATCAGGAAACAGAACCATAAATGTTGGCACTATTGGAAACAGTTTTGGCCATACTTTCGAATACGGCAAAGGAAAAGGAATCTACGAATTGACACGTGAGAAACTTTCTTCTTCCAACATCATTACCAGGTTAAATTGCTTCGGTGGTTCAAAGAATATCATCACACCAAAATACCGTGCTTCAAAACTTTGCTTGGCCACTAAATCAAAGTCGCAAAGCTTTATTGAAGATGCTGGTGCCATTGCTACTTATGGAATATGGGAAAGCACAAGGGATTTCGACGATATTTACCCACACCGAACAGGTATTATTTCGTCTTTGGGTGCAACTGTTTTTGAGTTTATTGACAGCTCAATGGATTTCGATTTGAACGAAAAAAACGTCGATGGCACAACGAAATATTTGATGGATGGAACAAGTGCCAAAATCCATTTCAATACCGGAAACCTTGCCGGATATGAATTTGAGGTGACAGCTTACGTACACGCTACAAAGAAGTTCACAATCATAAGCCAGACGGACCAAAACGATTATGTTTTCCCATCAACAACCACGGCAGCGTTTCAGTTCCAAGTTGGTGACGAGTATATAATTTCAGACATTTATATGCCACAGTCATACATCGATACTGCCGAAGCAGAATTGGCCGTGAAAGGTGCTGCATATTTGGCAAAATATAGCCAGCCTTTGGTTCAATATGGATTGACGATTGATAGCAACTATCTTAAAACACAAGTTGGAGCAGACGCACTTTCAAACATCGTATGGGTGGGCGATTTCATCCCAATTAAAGACACAGATTTGGAAGTGGACAAAACTATCAGAGTAAAAGGTTTTACTCGTGATTTGATGCTCGATTATGCCTACCAGTTAACTATTGCCGATTTATCAGTTACCGTGTCAACGATTAACCGTGTTATTTCTGGAATGAATACTATTGACAAGGTTATCAAGATAAACGACCTGAATGATCCAGCTAAGGCAAGACGAAACTGGAAGGATTCACAAGAGGTTTTGAATATGATCTTCGATGTTGAAGGCGATTACTACACTGATAAAATCAAACCGCTTTCTATTGAAACCAATATGCTTTCCGTTGGAGCAAAATCAATGCAGTTTGGACTTGAAGCGATAATATTTCAGCCAAACTATGCGGCTAACAAAAACCGTGTTGTCTATTCTGGTGGAAGCTTAGTACATTATTCGATACTAGATTCAGGCGATAATCCAATTGTATGGACTATCACGGGCGGTGATGTGGTAATAACAACAGACACAGCAAGATATGTATATGCCAAGTGTTCCCGTTCAGGTTCTGGCGGTTCAATCCTGTTTTCCACGGATAAAATAAGTGTTGAAAGCGATGGTGCCTATTACCATTTTCTTATCGGAATTCTGAATTCAGTCGATGCAAATAATACAAGGGCTTTAGCTTTGATGTATGGATTCACAACGGTAAATGGTCGCTTTATTAAAACGGGAAGGATCCAGTCAGCCGATGGAAATACTTATTTCGATTTGGATGCTGGCGAATTTAAAGGGAACTTCAAATTCAGTTCGGGCGAAACAATTCAAACAGCAATCAGTAATTCTGTAAATAATATTCAGATAGGTGGAAGGAATTATATAACAGAAAGTGAGGCCGAAAAGGAGTTTTCAAGCACTCTTGAAATTCCGCTTTCAATGTTTGTTGCTGGCGAAACGATTTCACTTTCTTTTTTCGGAAAATACGCAACTGGTGGAACAGAAAGCTGGTCGTTTTTGGTAAAAAATACAGGTACCGGAACGTCTGGAACAAATTTGCTATACATTCCTGTTAACGAAAATAGTTATACATACAAGTCAGCAACTATCACGCTTCCTGCAACGCTTGATAATTTAAGAATTGTTTGTTCAAATGCTGGGGCTTATGCTTATCACGGATTTTTGAAATTAATCAAGGTCGAAAAAGGTAATAAAGTAACAGATTGGACAGCAGCACCAGAGGACGTTGATGCCAATATAGCATTGACTGATTATTTGAAGGCTGCAATGCAGGCCAATACATCAATTGAAGGTGGTCTTTTAAGTACTACTTTAATTCAGGTTAAAGACGTTGCAGGAAACGTAACAGGTGGACTTTCTGGACTAGCAACTGACAACGTAGTGCTTTTTGGTGGTGGTACTTATGCCGATGCTTTAGCTTCTGCAACTACACCAACGGCTGTTGCCGTTATCGATAGAAAAGACGGTTCAGGACATAGGGCAAAAGGCTCACTACTTTGGGATAAACTCGGAAACTTAACCGTTGGACTTTTCAAAGTTGTTGCAGGTGCAATAACTGGATTCGAAGGACTTTACGAACGCATAAGAATTACGACACAAGCTATAACACCGCTTGCCACGCTTATTGCTGGCGGTTGGATCCGTGAAGCGACAGATTATAGGGTAACAACTATATACGCTGGAACAGTTTACAATAGTTACAGTGACATTCCTTTGGTAGTTCCGGTTACTATTGTTCGTTCGGCTGTTTTGTCGATACCTATTGCCACATCGATAAAGATTTATGCAGGTGGTATTTTAGGATATTTGATTTCGGACACTTCAGGGGTGACAATAAATACAATTAATCAAAAGTTTGAAATTTCGGGGGTTGGTTCATATACTTTATCGCCAGGTGGAAACCAGACAATAGCACTAGCGGCAGGAAGTTACACAATTACATATATTATAGAAGGAACATTCAACGTTACAAAATTCCATTCCGCAATGATAAGTATGTCAAACACTTCGGCCGCTTACGTTGAAGTTCAATCGGTTGCACCTTCAAGAACTGAAATTGGTGGCGACGGATTCTTTTCTTTTTGGTCAACTACACAATATCTTTTCTATGATAAATTAAATGGTTTGAAGATAAAAGGGGCAACCGATATTCCTGGTATTCTAGCAACTGGAAGTATATCGAGTGCAGGAACACATACAAATCGTTGGGGCGCAAAGTCAAGCGCAAGTAATGCCACTTACACGGCAACTGGAATATACGATGTTATTCATTCTGTAGGAGTATCAACATATACGGTAATTCTAACGCCAAGTGTTGATGGATATAGAGCTTCAATTATTTCAAAATCTACAACATCGTTCAGGGTTCAAGTCAGGAATAGTAGCAACACTATTATAGCTGGGTCTTTTGATTATACTATTTTAGGAGTTAATTAATAAAAAAAAGAGCCTATTTAATTGTAGGCTCTTTTTAATTTTATTGAAGGTTTTGGGCTTTCAAGGCCAGCCACTCTTTACCGGTTATCGGATAAAAGACAAACGTATCGTTAAAAATATTGTAAACGGCTTCATTGTCTTGGGCTTCGTATGCCGCTTTAATTCTCGATTCGGCACTTCTCATAATTGAGTTTGGAATATAGCCTATTGTGTCCGATGTTTCCCTTTCGTAAGTATTTAAAATATCCATTGGACCACCTGTTATTGGGTGCATTATTCTTGGAGTTACTTCTTTGGTGACAATATTAATCTTCAAGTATCTGCGCAAAACAAGATCTTCGGCTTCGATAAAATCAGGAACATATTTTCCTTCTTGGTCAATAATGTCTGTTCCCCACATTTTCAACTTAGGTGTTATTGTATCTCGTTGTGGTCCTGAAAAACCTCTTCCGACTGCTTCGTTTCCATAAATTTTATAGTTATAAAATTCGATGTCGCCAACTTGTTTGACCACTTGAAGTGGTGTTAAATAACCGGAAGCCATTTTTGCCTTAGTTGATTTCCAAACAGGAGCTGGATTTAAACTAATTGTGGCACTCGGATCCAACTTGAATATTGAATCATCGTTGTTGGTACAAGATGATAAAACGAATAGCATTGCAGCTAAAAAAATAAAGTAATTTTTCATAATGATTGTTTTTAAAGTTAGTATTACAGTGATACAAATATATACATATATTAAATATAAATGTATTTTAATATGTTAAATTTTAAAATGGTATAAAATTGCTTACAAACTTATGATTTATTTATTCAAAAACGTATCACGCTGATACCGTAATCAGTATTTTTGTTTATAATAAATTCAACCTAAATCATATGAAAACTCAAAACATAACCCTAAAAACCGTATTAGCGGTATTTGTTGTTTTTTTTGGAATGTCGGCTATTGTATTCATCGATATACCTGAAATAGTTTTAGGTGCATTGATAGGTTTTATCAGCGCAATCTTGCAATACTTCTTTGGTTCCAGCACTGGAAGTGCAGCAAAGGACAAGGTAATTCAAGAAATTCAAAACAAATAAAAATGGACGAAAGAAGACCCAAATCTGACTGCATTGAGCACACAATAGATATAAATAATTTAAAGAAGGATATGGAATCGGTAAGGAATCACGAAGCTAAATTTAACCGAACTATTGAAAAAGTATTAGAATCGGTAGAATCTACAAATATTTCAGTTTTAAACATCAACAACGCTTTGGAGCATTTTAAAGATTTACCTGGAAGGGTTCGTAAATTAGAAGACAAGTCAATTGTTTATGACTTAATAAAATTAGGATTGGGCTTGTTGTTCGGGTTTTTAATAAAAGACTATTACGACAAACGAATTGCCGTCAAAGAAGAAAATAATTATACACCACAGACCGAGCAGTCATTTTCACATAAATAATTATGAAAACAACTCAAATAGGAATAGACTTAATTAAACATTTTGAAAGCCTACACGATGGGGATTTATCCGTAATTGGGTTACAGCCTAAAAAATGCCCTGCTGGTATTTGGACAGAAGGTTACGGACGTGCTATGCGTGACAGCAAAGGAAACTTTTTGAAAAGCGATAAAATGCCAAAAGCAACTATCCTTAATATTTTGGATGCTGAAAAGGCTCTTAAAGAAGATTTACAAGTTTTTGAAACTATAGTGATTCGGAAAATAACAAGGCCATTAAAAGAAAATGAGTTCGATGCCTTAGTTTCATTTACCTATAACACTGGCGGATCAAATACTTTGTTTTCGATGGTTAATTCAAACAATCCTCTATTGAAAGCGTGGTGGACGACTCATTATATCACTTCCAAAGGGGTTAAGTTAAACGGGCTAATTGCTAGACGAAAAGCAGAAGCAAAACTATATTTTTTATGAAAACAAATTTTTATCAATCATTAAAAACAATTATTATGAAACTCAAAATTTTTATCACCCAAATCTGGGTATTCCTTACGGGACTTTGGAAAAAAGCAACTGACGAAGTGAAGCAAATCGCACCTATTGCCGTAACAGCCGTGAACGCTCTTAAAAATGTGAACGATTCCTTCGCTGGTGACATTATTGAAACAGTATTGGCAGCTATCATTCCTGGTAAAGCAGACGATGTGGCAATAAATATGATCAGGGCAAAACTTAAACTAATACTGCCAAAGGTTATCATACAGCTAAACATTGCCAATACTATTTCAAATATTCAGGATCCAAATGAACAACTGAAAGCAATCGTCGTGGCCATAAATATGTCGCCAGATGAAACGAAAAACATTTACTATCATTCTTTATGTGTCTTGATACTTCAGAGCCTTGCAGACGGAAAACTGACTTGGAGTGAATCGGTTCAGATTGCTGAATACTACTACACGAACATTTATAAGAAATAATCATATCTTTGCGAAGTTGTTTTCAACGGAGTTGCGGCCGAAAAAGGCAACCAGATTTCCACTGATTTAGGTCAGTGGATTTCGTGCAAAGTGAAGATTGTTTTACCATAAGTGTACCAACATTTTAAAAAAATCACGTAAAAAGTTAACTTATAAGTTAATATAGCGGTCAGACTGCATAATTCATAATCATGAGGTCGGGAGATCATTCCTCCCTCTCGCTACAAAAAAAGAAGCCCGTAAGTAATTGATTCTTACGGGCTTTTTCATTGCTATAAGGTAGTGTCTGAAAATGTCAATTTTGCAAATCAAAGCAAAAATACCTACGTTTGTAACACATTGTTGTACGAAGAGTGTACGGAAAATGGCAACTTTTAAGATATGTGTCTTTGAACATCAAAAGCGAATTGACGGCAAATACCCTGTTTCAATCCGTGTTGGCTGGAAGCGTGGGTACAGCTATATCAAAACCGAGTATTACGTAACCGAGAAGCAAATCAACAAAAAGACTTTCACCCTGAAAGACATCTATATTATCAACGAGCTGAACAAACGTATTACGAAGTTTGAAGATTTGAAGTCACAGAAGCTTGGCCATAGGATCCAAATGTACAGCGTTAAGGAGTTGGCCGAATATTTCGACAGCGAAACAAAGCCTGGAACAGATTCGACAATCAACTTCATCGAATTTTCCCGAAAGCATATTGAAAAGCTGAAAGCACAAGGCAGATCCACAACTGCAATGAGTTTGAGAACCGTTGTCAATTCCATAGTTGACTTTCGTAACGGAAGTGAAAAGATTGCCATTACCGAAATAACAGCCAAGTTCCTGCAGCAGCTTGAAGACTTTTTGAGGACCGAACGTACAATAAAAAGAAAAAACCAGTTCGGTAATTTCGTAACCATAAAGAGAAAAGGTGTTTCAGATATAAGCTTGTTCGATTATATGACCGGAATACGTTTGCTTTTCAATGCTGCAATGGACGAATACAACGACGAGGACAAAGAGGAAATGAGAATTATTCACTATCCTTTCCGAAAGTACAAACTGAAACGTAGGCAGGAAAACGAAAAGCGAAACATTACTAAGGAACAGATTTTGGCCATTCGTGATGCAGAAGTAAAAAAGCTACTTCTGGAACGTGCCATTTTTGCACGTGATATATTTATGCTATCGTTTTATATGGTTGGTGCCAACCTTGCCGACCTTTACGAAATGGACAAGTTTAAAGACGGCCGTATTTCATACGAAAGGAAAAAGACCAGAGGCAGGCGAATGGACAAGGCTTTCATTTCAATAAAAGTAGAACCGGAAGCAATGCCAATTGTCGAGAAATACAAAGACAAAACAGGCCAACGGGTTTTTGACTTTCACAATAGGTACACCAATTCACTCATTTTTAGTTCTAACGTGAATAAGGGATTGAAAAAGGTTGCCAAAGCCTGTAAGATAGATGAACCACTTTCAACGTACTACGCACGCCATTCTTGGGCTACAATTGCACGAAACAAGTGCGAGGTGTCTAAAGACGATGTAGATCTTGCCCTTAACCATATCGACCAGGGCTTGAAGATGGCAGATGCTTACATTGAAAAGGATTGGTCACGGGTTGACAATTCCAATAGGGCAGTTCTGAACTTCCTGAAAGCAAAATGATATTATTAATTACTTTAAAAACCCATATTCGTAAACCTTCGGCTCAATTTTAATTTGCAAAAGTTTCAACTTATTTCGTAGGTTGGTGATTAGTTCCATATAGGTTTCATCTTCACTTCTGCTTTTCATTACCCCTTTATCATTCCTGCATTGAAAATACTCCCTAATGTCATATAACGTAGCATTCACGTTACATTTTGGTTGTGCGTGGTAATATGACCAAAGCATCCTGCCAGCGTTAAATACATTTTGTGCCTCTGGGGAAAATTCCAAGGGGTCCTTCCGGCTCTCTTTAGTTTCGAAAAGATTTACTTTAGGTTTATGATTAAGCTTTCCACTAATAAACGAAGTCATAAAATTACTTTCGAATTTCTCTCTTGAATTTACTTCGTGTTCTGTGAATGGAATCCAGTGATTAACACCGTCGTCTGATTTAATATAGTTGTGACTAAATAAAGTAAAGGTAAAGCAATTGTTTTGAAACTCCTGGTCAATTGTCCATCCTTCATTTGGGAATAAGAATTGATCTCTATCATTTATCCACGTAGCTTTCACGCATAGCCTAACGGCCAGATAAATTGATGTTTCAATTAAGTTATCCTTAGTAATTTGCCATTGATAATTATGGTTCCACATCCTAAAAGGCTTTTCGATTCTAACTGTATTTTGATGTTGAAAATCACTACCTACTCCGATAATTGTACCCAATGATTCAATTTTATCAGATTCATCAATAAACGTTAATGTCCAGTCATTTATAACTTTAACATCATCGTATGCCCATAGGTGTTTACGCTCAATAAAGCGTTGATCTTCATCAAATACATCAGCCAAAAAGTGTTCAAAATTTTCACTTATTGCAGTATCCCAGATCATAAATCCGATTGGAAAATTACCAATAACATTATCGAAAGTATAAGCAGGAACGAGAAAGCACTTTAGAAGCTTTGCTTTGAAAAAGTTACGGAAATCTATAAATTTCGGAGCTTGTAAGTTCTTTAGTTTAGAGAAATCAGCGAGTAAACAACCATTAATTTCAAGATATATCCTTGTCAGGAATTGAATGTATAATTCTCGTTTTGTATATCCCATCCTATCAGAATACCTTTTATGTATGAGTGACACGGCAATACCTGACCTACCTTCACCCTTCCTACTGTCAGCTTCAGCATAAGGAGGATTAATATAAACTACCAATTTTCGCCTTTTTTCAGGATTGTTTATAATGTCCTGTAATGGTTGTGGGAGCTTAGTAAATTCATCATTCAAAAAGTCAAATTGAAAAACGTGGTCTTCAAGTAAGTTTGCCCCATTTCTAATGCGGTCATACATAACTTCAACATCCTGGGTGTCCAGTGTTGATGCCCAGATATTGTATTTATTTGTCAATCCGTGTAATAAGTTACCTGTACCGGAGGCACAATCCCAGATATAATACTCGTCCTGCCAATCTTCGTCCAGGACTTCGGTAAGATACTTTTGTGAAAGCTCAACCCATTTTTGAGGAGTAAAATAACTGCCTTTTCTTTCTCGAACGTCCTGTGGAACCAATAGATCACGCCTATTTTCTATATAATCCCAATATTCCTCTTTTGGTGGCCGTTCATATCTATTCCAGAATTGTGTATGAGCTATCTGGTTGTCGTTAAATTCTACACTACTCGAAGTATAAGCACCATATTCGTCTTGATGGCGGTTTAACTCGTAGTGTTTTGATTTCAAAACGACGTAAAGCTTTTCTTTTAAAGTAATATTCTCAGCCGAAAGCAAATCGGCAAGATAAAAGTCGCCATCAATAACACCTTTTTTCTTGGCAAGGTCCCAGTTAACAGCTATTGAAGGTTTAACAGATTTGAGCCATTTGCTATATATGACAATGAAGTTATTCTTGTCGATTTTTATCTTAGTGAATCCTAACTTACCGACAATGAAATTGTCTTTAATGAATTTTCTAAGATCCTTTTCATCACTTTCAAAGTTGAATAAAAGTGCTTTTGGGTCAATGATTGTCTTTACTTTATCTCTAATTAACTGAAATTCTTTTGTCGAACTATCCGAGGGTGTGACGTTCCAGTTAAAATCATTTTGGTAAAATATATCGTGTATCTCATTATATGGAACAAAAGCAATTTTCTCACCATCCATTGCTCCGAGTAGTGGCGGTGGCATAAATTTATCAAATGTTCTTGCCTTTCCTATTGTTAATACTAATTGAGCAATTGAATCGTAAATATCCGATAAATCTGTTTTGGCTTCTGCCCAAAGAAGCGATTCTTGTTCAAAAAGCTGTCTTCCTGCCTGGTGTAGTCGAACACAGAAATCAACGTTTCCAATAATTTTTGCACAGTCGTAAATCGAAAAGTATTCTTTCGCGATACGGTTTTTCAGCTCTTCTTCGCGAATGCCGGAATATTTCATTCTATTGGGATAAGGATGCCTAAAGTGAAGAAATTAATACGGACCGTTTCTTATTACTAAACATTCCACCTTTACCGGTAAGCAACCAATCGGAAGACACCCCAAAATCGCCAACCAAGTAAGCGAGTGCATCAATATCGATAAACTTGTAACCGGTTCCCAATTTGCTTTCATCCTTAGAATAAGAACGTATGTTTGAATACTTCGGCCGGTGTAGTCCGTAATCAGTACAGAAAGATTGAAGGCTTTTTATCTTGCCTGACTCTATAAGCATATCGATAGCCTGGAAAAATCTTGCCTGTATCTCTTTTGCTTTTGGCCTTATAACTTTTGATTCCATATTATTGAAGTTGCAGTTTTTCGTTAATTTGTTTCAAAATAATCATTCTTGTGAAGTCGTCATTCGGAACTTCCACCGTTAAGTATCCGCTTATGTAGGCATATTCAAGAGCCAAAAACACGGATTTTGGCATAAACCTGTACCATTCTGGTTTATTATAATAGGCATTCAATTCAATTTCAATCATATATTATTAAGTTGCACAACAAATCAATGCACTTGTTCAATCTTTTCAATTTTCTCTTTTAGCCAAATTATTTCAGCTTCAAGCTTGATTAATTTTGCATACAGATCTCTTATAATAGTATTCTGTTCAAGTACTACAGCAGACGAATATATCTCACCCATCTTGAACATTTCAATTAATTTGTCCTTGAATATTTCGGCACCAGCTTGAATTAATATTTCACGGTCAATACTCGGTAATTGGCTGGACACCTTAATCATAGAACCTTCACCAGTTACCACCCAACCAATATTTAAGTCAGGGAAATGCTGTGCAATCATATCCAACTTATCAGGCTGGATTGAGCTACGAATGGACGTTACATAAGATTCAGATAGCCCAGAAGTTCTACAAAATAATCGAATGCTTATTCCTTTGTATTTGATGTATTCTATAAGTCTTTCTTTTACAGTCATATATATTTATTATTTAAAAATGCATAAATTATCTTTGCAAAAACACGTTATATTGCATAACAATGTTGTATGTTTGTAATCTCATAAATAACAAATGTAATAATTCTAATTACTTAATGAAAGTACAAAATATACTCAATATGAACATTTATTCTTTTCAAAAAGGCTTCAACCAAGTGACGGTTCAAGAAGCCAGAAAACTACGAAACGACTTGAAGGAAGTATTAAAAATCAATTCACGCCCAGCTTGGCTGAATAGGTTACGAGGAAACGTAGAACCTAAAGTCAGCGAAGCCAAGGCAATCGAAGATGTTTTTGCCAAGTATGGTATAAACGAAATCTGGGGGGAATAGTAATGAAAGATGCCGCAACACTTTCAAAACGAGAATACCAGATTGCAGAAATGATCGCTTGGGGTCAACCAAAGAAAATCATTGCCAGCAAGTTATTTATTTCAGAGCGAACAGTCGAGAATCACACAAGGACTATTTATAAAAAAGTCGGTGTTTCTAAAGCAAATGAATTATCAGCGTGGTGGTTCTGCACACGGTACCAGATACCGATAACAGATTCACCGATAATTGAAACGAGTTATATTTTTAACCAAAAATTCAAGATTTCAGATAAATGGCAATGATATTACCACAGACAGAAACCGAATACCGAAACGCTCTTATTGATGCAGCAGAACTTGGAGCAAGAAAAGCACTTGAAGTGGCTGGATTAATAAAACCGTATTTGAAGCTTCGTGAAGCCCAAAGGCTATATGGTAGTTCGGTAGTTAACAGATGGATTTTGGAAGGGCTTGTAAGTGCGATCAAGGACGGAACCAGGAATGCAAGCGTAAGAATTAACAGGGTACAAATTGAAACTGTAGCCAAAACGAGTAACCGTTCAAACTATCTTACTACTGAAGAAAGAAAGTCAGCTTAAACAAATTTTCACAATTATTTAAAAAATAAAACTAAAAACACATACATATTAAATAAAAGTGTATATTTGTATCACAGTAATACGTAATTTTAAAACCGCAACAATTATGAAAAAAGTAAATTTACTTAGTTTGAGCCTTGTAAACTTCAGAGGACATAAGGAACTAAGCGTAGATTTCCATAAGGAAACTACAATTTCTGGCAAGAATGCCACAGGCAAATCAACCGTTTTTGACGGTTTCGTCTGGATGCTCTTCGGTAAAGACCAGTTTGACAGAAAAGATTTTGAGATTATTCCAACCATTGACGGAAAACGCCTTGACCGTGTTGATTCGGAAGTGGCAGCGCTTATCAATATTGACGGAACTGAAACAACATTCAGACGTGTACTTCACCAAAAATGGACACGCAGACGTGGAACAGCCGAAGAGGTTTTTGACGGATGCGAAACGCTATACTATATCAATGATGTTCCCAAAAAAGCTGGCGAATACAAGGCTTTCGTTGACACCATTGCAGACGAAACAGTTTTCAAACTGATAACAAATCCTTCGGCCTTCCTTGCATTACACTGGACGAAACAACGTGAATTCCTTTTCCAAATTGCCGGAACTGTAAGTGATAAAGAGATTGCCAATTCAAACCCAGTATTTGCTTCACTGCTTGAACTGTTAAACGGCAAATCATTAGGTGACTTCAAAAAGGAACTTTCAGCACGCAAGAAAAAGTTGAAAGACGACCTTGAAAATATCCAGCCGAGGATTGATCAGACGACTAAATTAATGCCGGAACAGAAAGACTTCGAAAGTATTGAAGGTGAAATCAATTTAACCGATGATTTAATTACAGGTATTGAATTACAGATTTCGGACAAAGCAGCTGCAATCCGTGGCCAGTATGATGAAATTCAGGAAAAGCAAAAGCAGATTAATTCGCTTAAAACTAAACAGCAGGAAGTTGTGAATTTGGCAACTTCAAAAGCTACGGAAAATAGCTTTGAAGAAACCCAAAAACGCAGGGAATTAGACGACAGAATAAAAAAGGCAAATTCAAACTTAAAAAACGAAGATTTTTATATAACCGAATGTCAAAATAAGCTTGTAAGCGTTAAGGCTAACTTGGAAAAAAATAATATTGATGTTTCAAATCTTCGTACAGAATGGACAATGAAAAGCGCAAAGGAATTAAACTTTGATGATAATACCTTTCATTGCCCAACTTGTAAACGTGAATTTGAATCAGGTGACGTTGAAGCAAAGAAATCTGAAATGTTAGTCAACTTCAAAGCTGATAAGGCTAAAAAATTGGCAGACATTAATACCAAAGGATTAAAACTTAAAGGCGAAATAGAAATTCTAAATACTCAAATCGCAACTATTGAAAAGGAAGCTTCAGAATATAATTTGCTTGCCGAAAATAGCAAAGCCGAGATTGCAAGCCTTACCGAACAACTGAAACAGTTTCACACCATTGAACCTGTAAATATCATCGCTTCCGAGCTTCCAGAATGGCAGGGATTGGATAAAGAAATTAAAGCTATCGAAGCCACTATTTCAGAAGTGAAGCCAGTTGACAATTTAGAACTGAACGCTAAAAAAACCGAACTGGTTACAAAGCGTGACGAACTGAAAAAGGAATTTTCCCAAAAGGATTTGATTGCCAAATACAAAACCGAGATTAAAACACTTGAAAAACAGGGTTCTGAATTGGCACAACAGATAGCAGACTGCGAAAAACAGGAATTCAATATTGACGACTTCAACCGTGTTAAAATTGAAGAGTGTGACATACGTATAAACGGACTTTTCAAAATAGTAAAATTCCAATTATTCGACAAGACAAATGACGGTAACGAGTTCGAAGCTTGTATTCCAACCAATAAGGCTGGCGTGCCTATTGCAGCCACCAACACAGCCGAAAGGATAAACGCAGGTATTGACATTATCAATTCATTATCGAAATTCTACAACGTGGCTGCACCGATTTTCATTGATTCAGCCGAATCAGTAAACGACTTTATTGAAACAGATGCACAAATGGTTCACCTGGTAGTTACCAGAGAAGCCTCATTAACAATTAAATAATTATTCACTTTTTTAAACAATCCGCAACAATGGAAAATCAAAATTTACAAGTATCGAAGACAAGCGAAGTGGCAACATTCAATTTCTTTGACCCAGTTCAATTCGAAACAATGCAGCGTGTCTGCAAACTGTTTTCAAGTTCAGAATTGGTTCCTGATATGTACAGAACTAATCTGGCATTAAAGAATGGCGTGGCTATCAATCCGGAAAACAAGGCAATGGCCAATTGTATGATAGCAATTGAAATGGCACAACGTATCGGGGCTTCGGCTCTTATGATTATGCAGAATATGGTAATCATTTACGGCCGCCCTTCCTGGTCTTCCAAATTCCTTATCGCAACCGTTAACACTTGCGGCCGTTTCAATCCATTACAGTATCGCTTCACCAACCTTGGCCGTTGTGGAAAAGTACCTTATACGGATTATGTTTGGGATGGCCAAAGAAAAGCAGCCGTGACCAAAGAGTTTGATGGAACGCAAATTGACAACATTCAATGTGTTGCCTTCACAACTGCAAAAGGATCTTCCGAGGTTTTGGAATCTTCGCCAATCGATATAAGAATGGCAATACAGGAAGGTTGGTACACTAAGGCAGGTTCAAAATGGCAGACAATGGCACGCCAAATGCTTATTTACCGAACTGCTTCCTTCTGGACCAATGCTTATGCACCGGAGCTTTCAATGGGTATGAAAACAGACGACGAAATAAGGGATATTATTGACATCGATTATGAAGATGTTTCGGATAAAGTAACCCGTGAAAAGTCTGAAAGCGCAAATAAGGAAGTTATCGATATGGAAGTGGAAGCCGAAACAGTTAAGCCGGAACCAGCTAAGAAAGCTGAGCCAGCTGCAAAAGCTGCTGAGCCTGTTTCAACGGATAAAGAAGCAACAACAGAGTTATTCGACAACAACGGAACTGCGCCAACTAAACCAGGCTTTTAATGGAACTTCACATTCTTGGCAGTTCGTCCAAAGGAAATTGTTACATAATTCAAAATGAAACCGAAGCACTCGTTATCGAGTGCGGGGTTTCTTTTAAAGAAGTGAAATATGCTTTGGATTTCAATATCAGCAAGGTTGTAGGGGCTTTGGTAAGTCACGAACACGGTGACCACGCAAAGTATATCAATGACTTTTTAGATGCCAGAATTAATGTTTTTATGTCAGCAGGAACGAATTCAAAACTAAGCTTAAAAAGCAAGTTCCTTCCGTTTTTGCTTACAGATATGAAAAAAATAAAGATTGGCAATTTTTCAGTAATACCGTTCAAAGTGAAACACGATGCAAAAGAGCCATTTGGATTTCTTATTAATCATCCGGAAACTGGAAACGTGCTTTTTGCAACTGACACTTATTTTTTGCCAAACAGGTTCGCCAATTTGAATAACGTTCTTATCGAAGCCAATTACAGAATGGATCTGTTAAAAAGAAACATCGAAGCTGGTAGGGTTCCATCGATACTTCGTGACAGAACGCTTCAAAGTCATATGTCTTTTGAAACGTGCAAAGAAGCCCTATTGGCTAATGATTTATCGCAAGTGAATAACATAATTTTAATCCATTTGAGCGATGGCAACAGTAACGCTGACGAGTTCAGACAAGATATGTTCGAAGCCACAGGAAAGACAATACACATTGCAGATTCAGGAATGATAATTCCATTTAACAAAACACCATTTTAATAATAGCCGAAGGGCAAAAACACAAATATTATGCAAAGAGAATTAGGAAAGGATATTCAGGATCCGAAAAGAAGAGTAGAATTTTTAAAAGACAATTGTGATTCAGTTGAGCAAAAAGGTTATATGAAGAGATTCAAACCAGACCAGTTGCTAAAGATGAAAGAAGAACTTTCAGAAACAGCCATCGAAATCAACGATATTGAAATCGAAAAAAAGTTCGCAATGGAAGGATTCAAATTGAGAATGAAACCATTGATTGAAGACAGATCTTCAATCCTTACTGGACTGAAAAATAAATCAGAACACGTTACCGAGGTTTGTTTCAAGTTTATTGACCCTCAAACACGTGAAGTTGGATTCTACAACGAAGACGGTGAGTTAATCGAAAGCCGTCCTGCTTATGCCGACGAGCTTCAAGGAAGTATCTTTCAAGTAGTACGTGAAACAGGAACAGGAAACTAATTTAAAAAAACTTTAAAAAATTAATATTATGCAAAACGAAAAACTGCAAGTAAATCTTGCCCCTGGAATGTCAAAAGCCGAAATTATTGTAAGGGAAGTAGAGTCAGTGAATGAGCTTCCAATTAAAGCACCTATCAAGTTGGATGTGCGAGGTGTTATCGGTTCAGTACTTGAATTCCTTTCAAAGAGAAAGGACCAGGAAGACCAGATCAACCAAAAGCGTTGCCACATTCTCGTTAACCGTGAAGATATAAGCATCAAACTCGTTTACAACGAAAATGACGAGTATCTTTTTGGAAACATTAAAGGCACACTGGCCGAGCATCCGAAGTTCCTTGAATTCGGAATCAATACTGGAAAGATTTGGACACCTACTGAGTTGGGAATGTTTTTCAAAATGAACCGTGCTTTCTTTTCTGACAAATCAGAGAATATGAAACTGGTTACCGAACTAATGAACTTCACAGCCACGGTAAACAATAGCATCGAACGTTCGGCAAAGGAAAACGGTGACAGAACCGATAAGTTTGCCCAAACAGTAAACAGTAACCTTCCGTCAGCTTTCACGCTTAAAATACCAATTTTCAAAGGTATGCCAGCCGAAACGCTAGAGATCGAAACCTTCGCCAGAGTAGATGGCCGTGACGTGTCATTCATACTTCTTTCGCCTGCAGCAAACCAGACAATGGAAGATATTAGGGATAAGGTAGTGGACAGCCAACTAGAAAAGATAAGGGAAATATGCCCTGATATTGCGATAATTGAGCAGTAAGAATAACCTAAAAACACTGGCCTTCGGGCTGGTGTTAAATTAAAAAATAAATATTTATTTATTTCACAGATAATGACTGAAATATGTTTTATATTTGTACCACAGTAATACGGAAAAGCGGTTTCTTATGACCGCTATTCTTTAACCCGATTTAGTAAAAAAATTAAAAAGAAAAAATTATGATCACAAAATTAGAAGCAACAGTAAAAGCGAACAGGCTATTATTAAGCTATTCCCACGATGATTTGTCAGCAAAGCTTGGTATTACAAAGCCAACATTATATGCTCGCCTAGCAAAGCATAATTGGAAGCTTGGTGAACTTTCTTTAATTGAAAAATTATAGAATACTATGAGCAAACGACTACCATATTTTCAATTTGAACCAGCGGAATGGCTGGCAGGAGATATTATGTTTTGCTCAATTGAATCACAAGGTGTATATGTTAATTTAATGGCACTATACTGGCAGAAAGATTGTGATTTAACACTAGAGCAAGCAAAGAAAAGGTTAAATAACGAGCAGTGTTTTGACGAGCTTATTTCTGAAAAAATAATAAAGATTGATTCCGGTAAAATTGTCATTGATTTCCTTGTTCGACAATACTCAAATGCTACCGAAAAATCAAACATAAATTCAGATAACGGACGCAAAGGAGCATTGAAAAGATGGCAAAAAGATAGCCTGGCTATAGCCACCCCATTAAAAAGCGATAGCGAACCGCATAGCGAAACGATAGCATTAAGAGAAGATAATATAATAGAAGATAAAATAATAGAAGATAAGAGTAAGATTATAAAAGAAAAGTATGATTTCAGAAAACTTTCGTTTTCTGACACACTCAAACCTTATCTTGATGTTTATGGCAAAGATTTTCTAAATGATTTTTATCGATACTGGGCAGAACCAAATAAATCAGGAACAAAATTCAAGCAGGAATTAGAAAAGACTTGGGATTTGGAAAGACGTTTGGAAACTTGGGCAAAAAATGAAAAAAGTTTCAGAAAAAGTGTAAGTTATAAAAAGGAAGATTTGAAATATAAAGATTCAGAAGTATGGAAATAGCAGAAATTCTTAAAAAAATAGCCGACCAAGGCCTTTTTCAGAAAGTAACCAGAATTACTTATCTGCCATACAAGATGGAAATTGCACTGAAAGTTGTCGAAGCAATCGGAAAAGCACGAAACCAAAAATTCACAATCGATAATGAAAATCGATTTGTCTTTGAAAACCTGATTCGTTGGGTACACGCTGACCCAGATTTCAAATGTATTGATCCTTCCACTTCACAAGTTATTCCAGGTAGACTTGACGCAGGAATATACATTGCCGGAAATACCGGTTCTGGTAAGTCTTGGGCTTTGGAAATTATGTCAGCTTACTGCCTTATCGATAATGTTTGCATTAGTATCGGAGGAAAAAAAAGAGTTCTGCACTGGCCGTGTCACAGAACAGACACAGTTTGTGACGAGTATTCCACTAACGGAATAATTGAAAAGTTTAAAAAAATGCCTGTTATGGCTATTCAGGACCTCGGAGCTGAGCCGTTGGAAAGTATGTATATGGGAAACCGTGTCAACGTCCTGCAGCAGATCCTTGAATACCGAGGCGACCAAACAAATATCTTAACGCTTATATCATCAAATTTACCAATTAACCACGAAACCTTTATAAAACGCTATGAAGACCGTGTATCGAGCCGCTTAAACGAAATGTGTAACTATTATATTTTAAAAGGAAATGATCGCAGAAAACAGCCCTAAACAGCATAAAACGTATATCTCTGGCAAAACCAGTGGAATACCAATCGAACACGTACAGCAAAAATTTGACATCGCAGAATCCTTTCTTATCAGCATCGGTATGGTTCCGATTAATCCGATAAAGAATGGACTAACAGAAAAACACTCCAAGAAACAACACCTTATCAAAGACATCCAGATGCTTTTAAATTCGAATACAATATTTGTCCTGGACAACTGGATTGATTCGAAACAGTCACGTATCGAAATTAAAATTGCCGAGGAATACGGAATCCCGATAATGTTTGAATCAAACGCCTGCAAGAACATTGGCAAGATTGAAAAGCTTAAAGATGCAATCACCCACGTTATGGGCTTGAAGTTTGACGATTTAATTACAAAAAGCAGAACCAAGGAAACGTTTTTCGCAAGGATGATTATTATTAATTATTGCCGAGAAACTGAAAAAATGTCACTTTATGAGATTGGACAAATTGTCAATCGTGATCATACCACCGTAATGCACGGAATAAAAACATACAGGAACGAAATAAAATATAATTCAGGCTTTCGTGATATTGTTTCGAAAATCGATTCAGTTTTAACCAGATGCGTATCAGAGTGATACTTTCTTTAATTCGAATTAATAAAAAAAATGGTAATACAACAATCAAAAAAATATGAGTGCTTCGAAAACATCATAGGTAACAGAGTTTTAAGTGTTTCAAAAATAGATAAAATATGCAGTGATGTATCAAACGGCTTTAATATGTTGCCTTATTGCCCAATTGTAGTATCTGAAAGTGAACAGGGCTTCTTTCACATCATTGACGGCCAACACCGTTTTGAAGTGAGTAAGAAAACAAATAATCCAGTGTATTATGTAGTTTGCAACACCCTTTCCTTGAAACAAATTGCACAATTGAACTCCCGTGGAGATAAATGGAAAGCAAACGATTTCCTGAACTGCTATATCAACTTAGGAATTGAAGACTATAAAGCTCTAAAATCATTTATGAAAGCTCACGACACCAACATCAAGCTTTCGACTGATTTATTGATGTACAATAAACACACTGAAAAATCTACAGACGATTTTCAGTCAGGTGATTTTAGAGTTAAGTTTTTTGACGAAGCTACTTTCTTAGTAGAGTTAACAGAATCTATTTTCAAACGATATGCCTTCTCACGTGATAGATACCTTATTGGTGCGGTCCAGGCAATAGCTAAAAAAGGCAAATGTGACTTCGAAAAATTAAAACAAAAAATAGGTTCTGCTCCCAATATAATGGACAAACAAGGCGATGTAAAAAACTACATCTATAATATTGAGCGAGTTTACAACCATAAAAATTCAATAAGAGAAGTAATTTATTAAAACCAGAAAATATGAGCAAATTAATGTACGGAAGCCTAGACTTCTCAAAACTGCTAGAATTAGCAAAATCAGGAAACAAAGCCTTTTCAAGAGCTGAAAATGGTAAGATTTATTTAAACCTAAATGTTTGGATAAATGACGAAAAGGACAAGTTTGGCAATGATGCCAGTATGCAGACTTCCTTTAAGGATGCTACCAAAGAAGACAAGGTTTATTTTGGTAATCTTAAAATAAGTGAACAACAAGCACCAAAGCCACTTGAAGAAAATAATGCTGAAATTCCTGCCGAAGATGATCTTCCGTTCTAATTATGAAAAAGTATAACAACATCATTGGCATAGACCCCGACTGTGAAAAGTCGGGCGTTGCCTTTTTAGAAACTACCACCAAAAAACTCGAAATATCAAATCTTACTTTTCCACAATTACTTGACTATATGCAATTCGTTAAGAAGCAGCACGACGAAACAGGCCAATCTGTTGTCTTTATCGTAGAAGCAGGTTACTTAAATAAATCGAACTGGCACGTTAATTCAGGCGATAACAGGCGTGTTGCAACTGCCAAGGGTAATTCTACCGGCAGGAACCACGAAGTTGCCAGAAAGATTATTGAAATGGCAAAGCATTACGGCTTAGATGTTATAGAAACAAGGCCACTAAAAAAGATGTGGAAAGGTCCAGATGGCAAAATTACCCACGATGAACTGTCTTTTTTTACGGCAATATCCAGAAGAACAAACCAAGAGGGTAGGGATGGTGCTTTACTGGCTTGGAATTTTGCAGGGTTCCCGATGCGAGTAAGGCCGGTGACAATGGGCAGTTTCTTTAATAAAAAGTAAAAAACTTAATTTTTTTATGATTTAATACATTTATATACAATATATGTGTATATTTGCCACGTATCACAGTGATACTTTTTAATTAAAACCGCAACAAAATGGAAGCAAAAAACACTTATGCAAAGTACACCGCAAATGTATTCGTAGCAAAATGCCCTGAAAGACACGAAAAGGGTGAAAACATCATTTTAGAAACAAAATATGGAAAAGAACACGAGTGCATCGTCTTTAACTTAGTTTTAAGAAAGGACGATTTCTATTATTATTCGATAGTTAGAGCCGATGGATTTAACATTCAAGAGTTTGCAAAGAAAAAAGCCGAGAGATACCTTAACTGGGCGCAAGGTTCAGAAAACAAATCTACTGAATACTGGAAAGCATCACAAGAGGGGAAAGACTTTCTTTCTTTGGGTGAACCAATAAAAATTGGCCACCATTCAGAAAAAAGACACCGTGCACTTATTGAGAGAAATCACAATAGAATGGGAAAATGTATCGAGGAAGGTAAAAAAGCTGAACAACACGAAAGCAAAGCCGAGTATTGGAACAGAAAAACAAACGACATTAATTTATCAATGCCGGAAAGCGTTGAATTTTATGAATACAAAGTTGAAGAGGCTAAAGAAAAACACGAAGGGTTAAAGTCAGGAAAATACGAACGTTCACATTCATATTCTTTGACTTATGCAAAAAAAGCTGTTAATGAAGCTGAAAAAAATCTTGAAATAGCTAAAAGGCTTTGGTCTTAAAAAATAATCTTAAAACCGCAACAAATGAAATCAACAGAAAACTTTAAAAAAGTAATCAGCCAGCACCTCGAAGTGTTGGCTTCCAACGATACTATTTTCGCTGAAACACTAAAAAAGGAAAAGAAAAATATCGATGATTGTGTAAACTACATTCTTACCACTGTTCAGGCTTCTAAATGCAATGGATTCACTGACGATGAAATATTTGGTATGGCAGTTCACTATTACGACGAGGACGATATCATAGTAGGAAAAACGCCTGCCGGAATGCAATACGTTGTAAACCACAAAGCAGAACTTACCGAAGAGGAAATTCAGCAAGCTAAACAGCAAGCAATGGATAAGGTTATAGCAGATGAAAAGGAACGAATCAAAAAGAAAGTCAGTCCAAAAAAAGAGGAACAAAAAGTAGGTATTCAAGCTTCACTTTTCTAATTTATGAGAGCGACAACCAAACTTCAAAGACAGGTAGTTGAGTTAAGTTCTCAACTGCCTAAAATAAGCAAAAGTCAATCGGATTGGGCGTATAAATATTGCCTGGAACATAGAGCCTATGCAACTAAAAACAGGGTGTTATGCTTGGATTGTGGCGAAACATTTGCGCCAGAATTAGTGAGCAGAAAAAAAGCCGTTTGCCCTCATTGCAGCACAAAGCTTCAAGTAAAAGAAGTCAGGAACACCACAGATAAACAAACCAATTATTTTGCCATAACCGAAATAGTGGACGAATTTCAGGTTATTAGAAATTTTGAGATTATAGGCCATTACAAAAAAGGCAATCCGGCAAGATATAATCTTCACGAAATACTGCAATACTGGATAAGGACAGACGGGAAAACAACAATGTATGGATTAAGTCATAATTCAAGTTGGTGTATGGATTCCTGGTCAGGTTCAATGGAAATAAGACAGGAAACAAGGCGATGGGGTGGTGATAAATATGATATTTACGCTCGGCTATATCACCCTGATTCAGAGATAAAAAAGGAATATTCAAAATATGGTATTGATTCCAAACTAAACGGAATCAGTTTTTTAGATGCTATTAAGTTATTGCCTAAATCACCAAAGGCAGAAACCATATTAAAAGAAAAGCAATATTCTATTTTAGGCCAGTGCTTGAACAATAATTATAAAATCAATACCTATTGGAACTCGATTAAAATATGTTTTCGTAACAAATACAAAGTCAGCGATGCTTCAATGTATTTTGATTACCTGGACCTACTTTCCTATTTCAAGAAGGATATGCGAAACGCAAAATATGTGTGCCCTAAAAACTTAAAAGCAGAACACGACCGCTTGATGAAAAAGAAACGTGAAATACTAAGGCTTGAAGCATTAGAACAGGAACGTTTAAAAATCGAGAAACGCCAGCAAAATTTGGAAAAGGCAATTGTGCAATATATTGAACGTAACCAAAAGTTTTTCAATTTGGAATTCAAAAAAGGGAATATCACAATAAATGTTTTACAAAGTGTGGATGAATTCAAGCAAGAAGGCGACGAGTTAGGGCATTGTGTTTACACGAATGAATACTATCTCAAGGAAAAATCATTGATCCTTTCAGCAAAGGTCAACGGAAAGCGAATTGAAACAATCGAAGTTTTGATTCCGGATATGAAAATAGAACAGGCACGAGGAATTAAAAACGAAGCCACAAAACATCATAAAAAAATCATTGATTTGGTTAGCGAAAACTTAAATGAAATCAGGAAAATAGTAATTAGAACAAGGCCAAGAAGTAAAGAAAAAGCAGTAGCATAATAACTTAATCATAAGTTTTAATATCGAAATCGTATCACTCAGGTACGATTTCTTTATTTTTGGTGAAACATAATCGCAACTATGACACCAAAAGACTTTAAGGAATCAAATAAGACACTGGCCAAACCAAATGCGCTGACTGATTCCGAATGTGGCGACCTGAAAGTGTTCACCAATGGCCGTGAGTGTATTTCACTTTGGAGGCCTTCACTAAGGGAAAGGATCTCAATTTTATTCTTTGGCAACATTTGGCTTTCAATTCATTCCGGAGTGACACAACCACCAGTCTGGCTTGATGGAAATAGAACGGTATTCATAAAACAAAAACAGCCTTCAGTTAGGCAAAAACTTAGCTTATTCTTTGAAAAAATGGAAGTTCAAAAACGTAGAATGTTATGAGCAGCAAAGTACAAGAAAAGAAAATATCGTCACTGATACAGGACGATAAGAATTTGAACAAGCACAACCAATACGGTATGCACTTGCTCGAAAAGTCTATTTCTACTCTGGGGCTTGGTCGTTCTATTTTGGTGGACAAAAATAACCGTATTATCGGGGGTAACGGTGTTACAGAAACAGCTGCAAGTCTTGGGCTTGAAGATTGCATTATCGTTGAAACAACCGGCAATCAGTTGGTAGTGGTAAAGCGTACCGATGTTGATTTGGACTCAAAAATGGGTCGTGAACTTGCTTTAGCTGACAATGCCGTGGCTCACGTAAACCTTGATTGGGATCAGCAAGCCGTACAGGAACTTTCAGCCCAATGGGAAATAAAGCCCGAAGATTGGGGCGTGAAATCAGTTGGAGAAAACAATCCAGAAGACGAATGGAATGGAATGCCAGAATATGAAGGTGAAGATAAATCAGGAGTAAAAGACTTGATTATTCATTTTAAATCAATTGAAGACTATATCAATTTCGGGAAACTGATTGATCAAAAACTTTCTGAAAAAACAAAGTCAATTTGGTTTCCAGAAGAAAAAGCAGGATCACAAACTGATCACGTTTACGAAGCTGAAAAGGGCTGAAAAATGGAAAACAAGTACCCAATTCACATTCCAAGTAAAGGTCGTTACAGTAGTAACATTACCGTAAAAGCATTGGAAAGAATGAAGGTCACAAATTACTGGGTAATAGTCGAAGAGCAGGAATTTGATTTGTACCGGAATTCAATAGGGAAGGATCATTTAATCGTATTGGATAAAACGTATCAGGACAAATACCAAACATTGGATGATCTTGGAAATACTAAAAGCAAAGGACCAGGAGCTGCACGGAATTTTGCTTGGGAACTTTCAATCCTAAAAGGCTATGAATGGCACTGGGTAATGGATGATAATATTTTCAGGTTTAGCCGATACAATAAAAACAATTATTACGAAGTGAAGGATCCCGTTTTCTTCTTAATCATGGAAGATTTTTGCAACAGATATGAAAATGTCGCAATGGCTGGTCCAAATTATGAAATGTTTGTCACAAGGAAAGAAAAGCATCCACCATTCGTAATGAATACTCGGATCTATTCTTGTAACCTGATTCGAAATGATGTTCCGTTTCGTTGGCGTGGAAGGTACAATGAGGACACTATTATTTCAATTGATATGTTGAATGCAGGTTGGTGTACAGTTCAGTTTAATGCATTCCTTCAATTCAAAGCTATGACACAAACTGTTAAAGGAGGAAACAATACTGATTTTTATTCGAAAGAAGGAACGCTTCCAAAGTCTAAAATGTTAGTTCACGAATACCCACAGTATGCTCGTTTGTCTTGGAAGTTTGGAAGAGCGCATCATCATGTTGATTATAGCCATTTTAGATTTAATAAACTGAGAAAAAAAAAGGGTGTTCAAATAGTTAATTCCATTAATAATTATGGAATAGAACTCAAAAAAGTTAAATAATATGCCAAAGTATAACAAAAGGATAGTAACAAAGATATGCGACCTGATTAAGAAGGATAGTTATACTATTGCCGAAATATGTGTAAGTGTCGGAATATCAGAACGTTGCTATTATCAATGGCAATCAGATATTGCAGAATTCGCAGTTGCTATACAAAAGGCTAAAGATGAGTTCATTGCGAAAAACTTAATCGAGTGCGAAAGGTCACTTGTCAAGATAATCAAAGGTTACGAATACGAGGAAAAGAAAACGGTTACGGTGGACAATGGGGCAGGACAGCCAAAGATAAAGGAGCAAACGATTACTAAAAAGGTTATTTCACCAAACCTTGGGGCTATTATCCACTTCCAAACGAATAAGGATCCACAGAATTGGAAGAACAGACAGAATACGGAGCTTACAGGCAAGGACGGAAAGGACTTATTTGAGAAGCTAACTGACGAAGAACTGGAATCCAAAATTAAAGAGCTGGAAAAGAAAAATGAAAAATGACCCGAAGTGAGCAGATTGAATATTTAAAAGCATTGGATGAAAGACTGATTCGGGAAAGCCGGAACGGTCTTTTGACGTTTACCAAAGCGACAATGCCGACATTCGATCCTGCTGACTTCCATAAAAGATATTACAACGTTCTTACAGAATTTGCGGACGGAAGCATTAAAAAGCTAATGGTATTTATGCCACCGCAACACGGAAAAAGTGAAGGTTCCACACGTAGGCTGCCAGCCTTTGTTCTTGGTAAAGACCCAAACAGAAAAGTGGCGGTTGTTTCGTATTCAGCTCCAAAGGCGAGAAAGTTTAACCGTGAAATCCAAAGGGTAATCGACACAGCAGAATATCACAAGATATTCCCAGAAACGACCCTGAACGCTTCCAACGTAACAACCATTTCAGGCTCTTGGTTGCGTAACGCTGACGAGTGCGAGATATGTGGTTTTCGTGGAGGTTTCAAAACGGTTGGTGTTGGTGGTGCTTTGACCGGTGATCCTGTTGATATGCTGATTATGGACGACATCTATAAAGATGCCAAAACAGCCTGGTCGCCAACAGTTAGGGAATCAGTAGAAGATTGGTACGACACCGTTGCTGAAACACGTTTGCACAACGATAGCCAACAGTTGATAGTATTCACCCGTTGGCACGAAGCTGACCTTGCAGGGCATCTTTTAGAGCAGCAAGGGGTATATGACCCAATTACCAACCCACGTGGTTGGATTGTCGTAACGTATCAGGCCATCAAAATGAGTGAGCCAAACGAGTACGACCCAAGAGAGCAAGGAGAAGCATTATGGGAAGCAAGGCACAACATTGAAAAACTGGTATCAGTAAGGGAAAGAGCACCGCACGTTTTTGAATCGCTTTATCAACAGGACCCGAAACCGTTGCAAGGGCTAATGTACGAACGAGCTTTCAGGGAATATGAAATCATACCGTATAGCAAAACGATGATTAAGAAGGCTTACATCGATACAGCTGACGAGGGAAAAGATTATTTGTGTGCTATTTCATACATCGAAACAGAAACGGCCAATTATGTTACCGATATTCTATACACCCAAAAAGCAATGGAATATACAGAGCCAAAGACAGCTGAACTGTTAAGTCGAAATGAAGTGAAAGAAGCCATAATCGAGTCGAACAATGGAGGGCGTGGATTCGCCAGGGCAGTTGAAAAACAATTGCGTGCGATGGGTAACAACTACACGAATGTAGATTGGTTCCACCAAGGCGAAAACAAGAATGTCAGGATATTTTCTAAATCGTCAGAGGTTCAGAATCTAACCTACTTTCCAAAGGGTTGGGATAAGATGTGGCCAGCTTTTTACAAGTCATTGACAAGCTATATGAAGGTCGGAAGGAATGAGCACGACGATGCACCGGATGCACTGACAGGAACAATAGAAAGGCGAGGAAACGCAAGCGTAAAAGACTTATCAGGATATTTTTAAAAACTAAATAAAACAAAATTTATGAACGTAACAGGCGATAAAATAGAGTGCCTTCAAGGCGAGAAGTTCGCACAGGTAATGTCAGGATTTGTCTTTGCAGATGCCACACAGATAGTGGTCCTTTTGTACGACAAGGAATCGACACAGGCTTCAGGGTTTGCAAAAGCTTTCGTAAAGACAGCTTCCGGAACATACCCAGGTGCAGGACTGATCACGCTAAACGGTGATAGTAAAATGGTATTCACAATCGACACCACAGGGATGGCCGCAGGTGAATATGATATTGAAATAAGGGTAGATTTTGGTACTTCATCTATAGTAAAATCAAGAACACTTTTTCTAACCATTAATGAGTCAAGAACGTGAGCGATATAATATTAGAATTCGGCCAACCAGTACAAGTAGTCTTACCGACTATGCAACCTTCATCGATAGTATTTCCAATTGCTCAGGGTGTAAAAGGTGACCAAGGTATTCAAGGAAACACCGGTGCACAGGGAAGCGGTGTAAAAATAACGCCTTGGACTGCTGGTGCCTACTTATTAGGCGACCAGGTTAATTATCTTGGTAAAGATTGGGCTTCAAATGCTGCGACTGTTGCTGGTGATGTTCCAGGTACTTCTACAAAGTGGATTGAAAGATTAACTAATTATGTTGAGAATTTTGAACTGTTAAATAAAGCTGATTTATTACCCGGTAAAAATATATATAATTTAAATAAAGCAACGTCTGGTTTTTATATTTCAAATACTAACGGAAAAACAGCTGATGTAAATTATTTTTTTAGTGATTTTATTCCGGTTACCGTAGGGGCTTCTTATAAATCTAATAAAAACATGAGGTTCACTTGTTATTATGA